ACGTTTAATAAATCTTCTAGGTAATTTACATCAAGATAATTTATATCTAACTCTGTAAACTCAAGACTATCTTCTTTCAAATAATCTTCCGCAAGATAATCTATATCAAGATCATTAAAATCTAATACACTATCTGCTTGCGTAGTAGTGGTTTCTTCTTCTACTAATATTTCTTCTTTGGGTGGTGTAACAATAAGCATGTTATCTATTACATCAAGTGTTAAGTCTAAAATTACAGGTTTGGTTGGAGCAGACTCAAATACGCTTACTGTAGTGGCTTCGTAGGGTTTGTTTAGTATAACGGTGCCCATAGCAGTAACTACCTCTATTTCGCCACTAGAAAGCCCTAGAGCGTCTGGTAGCAAAATAATAAGGCTACGCCCTAATTCATCAACTGTAGCCGTAAAATCAGTGCCACGTATTGCTATGTTAGCTGTTGGTGTTTTGAGAGTTATGTTTTGTTTATCTATACGGTTTAAATTGCCTGTAATAAACCTAGCTGTACCAAGGCCAAAGGTAAGAGCCATTTTTGCTTTGCTTGGATCTGGATCATATATGTACTCGTCAATAAGTAACTGACTATGTTCTGTAAGTTTTACGGTAGAATCATCAAGAAAAGTAATAGCCATACGGCCATCTTTGGTTATGGCTTCATCATTACTTTGAATAGCAAACTTTAAATTTGCATCATAAGGCCTGTCTCTGACAATTTGAGCCGTACCGTTTAGTTCAGATATATCTCCAATATCAACAACTTGTGCTTGTACCTTGGTCGTTTTGAACAACACAAACGGTAGAAGCAGCAGTGCCAGAAACGGATATAATTTTAAGCCAGTCATTATCTTGGGTGCTTAGTTGTGAAATATTAAAAGTTCTTGAGCCACCTGTGTGATCAAGATAGAAATATCCACCTGCTGAGGCTGTAACTCCTGTACCTGTATAAGTAACTGTATTATCAGAGCCGTCTATATCCATATAATTAGTAGCACCATCTATATTAATGTTTGATGTTACTGTGTTATTAGAACCGTTTATTATCCAGTCTAAATCAAGAGAAGCTGCTAATGCTGTAGTGCCTTGATTTAAAGTAAAAGTATTACCACTACCTGTCACATCTACATATTGGTTTGATCCATCAGCACTATAGGTATCTGTAGGGTCAACTTGAATAGTAAAGGTATTAGTACCGCCATCAAACTCATAAAACCCAGTAAAGTTATCAGCAAATATATCACCAAGAAATTTATTGGTTGCACCAATCATGTTTATATCAAGTGTCATGCTATTACCATCTAAATCAAAAGGATTTAGATCTCCAGCAGTTGAATTTAATCCACCTATAATATTAGAAATACCTAGTTGTTCTAGGTCTATATTAGCTCCAGTACCAGATTGATCTACATATATCTCGTTGTCAGCCGCGTATGTCGTCAACGCAGTCAGCATCACAATTAGGCTTATCAATTTTAATTTCATTATTTAATTCTACTCCTTGGTTATTATTTTGTAAAATCCAGAAACCACGATCATAACCAGTATTTATGATTTCTAGCACACCTCCTTCTATAGCTTTCATTAAAGCTATGGTTGATGACTCATTTCTTGCGTTGCCTAGTTCTATTTCTACTAGCTCGCTTTCAGCTTCAACAAACCTAAATACATCTTCAGACTTGCCATAACTAAATATTGTTTTTTGACTTAGTACCTCTAACAATACCTCTCCTGTGGCAACAGATACCATACGCATACTAATTGTTATGTTATCCTCTCTATACATAACACTTTTGCCTATGCCCAGGTACCTAGCTCCTGCTCCACCGCTTTCAAGGTTTGCCTCGTAAGATATAACAGCACCCTCTATTAAAATACCTGCGAACAACAAAGGTCTTAGTGCTTTCTTTTTTTCTTCTTCGTTAGTTGATTGCTCTCGTGCTGATCTAATAAGCTGTCTTTCTTTTGTTAAGTTGTCTAATCCCACCCTTTCTACAACCCTAAAAAACTTGCCGTCTCCTGCGTGTTTTAAAGCTCTAATAAGTAAGGCGTTTGGTTGTTGTGTTATGGCTGTGCTAAATAAAGCAAACTCGCTATTGCTTTTACGCTGTCCTGTTTGATCTGTAAATGATGTAGGATACACAGCAACTACAGGACTAACCTCTGGTATGGCAACATTTTTAAGTTCTGCTGATTGTAGGTCTTGAATTGTTGCTACGTCTTTGGAAAACCTTTGTTCGTATGTATCTTCCAGTTGATCAAATGTAGAACAACTAGAAAGTAAAAGTGCCAATAGGTATAACGATTTCGGTAATTGTTCCATCCGCCTCAGTAATTTTAAGGGTTAAAGTTACACCATCACTTGTGTATTCAATAGTATTGCCTTCTAAAGTGATGACACCTTCGCTTTGCGGTGTTTCTCCGAATAAGTTATTTACTAACTGTCTTGATAATTCTGCGTAAACCCTAGACTCAAGATTACGCATAAACCTTGCAAGAGTAGAGTTTTCTTTTTCTCTCTTAATTTCATCTTGTAATGCTTTTATTTCTTCTTTGATCGTAAGCTTACGAGTGTATTGTTGATTTTCTATTGTGAGGTAATGACTAGATGTTCCTACACCGTTAAAACTTGGTGACTTAAATTTATGTGTAATAGTATCAGACCATAAAGGATTAGTTAAAATTGCAAGAAAAAAGAAAATACCTAAAGCAAATGCAATTCTATATATCCAAATATTTTCAGTCTTTTCGTTGGTCATCTCTACCTGCCTTAGCTATTTTTCCACTGTCTATTAAATTAGGCACTCCTAATATAGTTTTAATTAAAGTGTCTTGTCGTATTATTTCGTTGTCTAAACTACGCACTCTGTCTATTAATGCTACCAAAATACCGTGTTGTGAATCAAGTTTTGTACCAAGCCTTTCTTCTATTGCAGCTATTTGACTTTCTACTTTTTCATCCACGGTATCAAGTTTAGTTTCCATACCGTCAACAATACGCATAATAAGTTTATAAATAAACCAACCAAGTCCAAGTGCTGCGGCAATAGGAAAACCAACCTCTTGTATTAAAGTTACGGCTGACTCCATTAGTAGTCACCCCAAACTTTTTTCTTTTTGCCTCCGTCATATTCTACAGCATGACCTTCTTTAATAAGCACTTGGCATATATCTCTACCGTCTTCTGTATAAGGTATGCCTAAAATACGACCGTACTTGCCTTTACCTAACGATTTGACCTTAAAATTACCAATACATAGTTCTTTTAGTCTTGCTTTTGCAGCTAGCCCTAGTTTCTTTTCTGCAAGATCTCTAGTCCTGCTTTCGGGTGTGTCTATACCTGCAAGTCTGACACGTTGTTTATGTAACTTCACATCGAAACCAAGATCAAGACAACAATCAAATGTGTCTCCATCTACAATCCGTTCTAATGTAGCGTTGTAAACAAACGCATCAGGTGACTTAGCCATTATGACTCTTTAGATTTTTTAACTCTTTTAGTAGTCCAGGCTTCGTTAACATCAGGTGTAGATTTATCGTCAGCCACATAATGTCCTTTTTTGTTTCTAGCTCTTACTTTTACTTTTTCAGTACCAGTAACTTTGCTCCACATTTTTTCTAACCAACTCATCCTTTATCCTTTGCTTTTAAAACATTTAACGCACACCAATCAATTACTTTGTATAAGTAACTAAACCAATGATCATCTTTAGGTGTAGGTGTTATTGCTGCTATAACTGAAGCTATAGATATAATTGCAGTTACCCACATTAATATATTAAGTATTGTCATTTTGATCCTCCTCTGGATTATTTAAGACTTCATCTGCTTTTTGTTTAGCAGACTCTATAAATGCGTTTTGAAACACACTTAAACTGGCGTTAATTTGGTCAAGTTCAAACTGTATGCGTTTTTGTTTATTGGTTAAATCTAGTATTTGACTATGAAAATATTGTTGTTCGTTTGTAAGCTCACTTACTTTGACCTCTTTATCATCAATCATTACTACTGGTTCTTGCGTAGCCATATTAAGAGCTTAATGTTTTTGTTACAGAAGTTGGTGTAATTTTTTTAGCTATATTTGCATCTAATGATGCTTTCATAGCAGTAACAGTATCTGAACCCATAGCTGTTTCTACCCAACTTTGTACGTCACTCTCTTTTAGACTAGACCAGTTTATAAAACTAGATAAGTCAGATGTGTCTAATGATTGTGTACCATAACAAGATGCTGTCCAGTTGTTACCGTCACTATCTTTATTATTATCGTCTGTTGCAGTAAGCCTCCAATGTACGTTATGCACTACATTAGATTTACTACTTTTAGAGGGATATGTATCACATTTTTTACAATCCCAAGTATATCCTATTGCCATATTTATTCTCCTTTTTAATTAGCTTTCTAAAGCTGTTATTCTTGCTTCTAGTTCTTGTATAGCTTTAGTTAAAAGAGGTACAAGTTTGCTGTGATCTATTCCTTGATATTCAGGATTACCTTGACCATCAACTGCATCTTTTTTACCTGATATAGCTTCTGGAACTATGTCTGAAACTTCGTGAGCTAAAAAACCCTCAACTAATGTGTTTGTTTCATCAGATATCCAATTAAATCTTGCAGGTTTTAATTGTTTTAATCTTGTAGTTGCATCCCATGTATAGTCTACATTTTCTTTTAATCTGTAGTCTGAACTTGTTACATAATTTGTTGTTGTACCACCTGTAGTATTGATTTCTCCAACCTTACCATCAGCAGTAGTATAAAATTCAACAAAATGATTATTACTAGGATTTGGTTGTAAATTAATTCGCCCACTTTTACCAGTTGTGGCTATTTGCAAAAATCCAGAACTATCTATACGCATTCTTTCTGTACTATCCGTAGAAAATGCCATAGGTTTACTACCAGTACCAAATAAACCATGTGTAGAGTTAGCATCTAGTAAAGATATTGTACCTGTAGTTGAGCTATCACTTCTATCAACTCTTACTGATGCTGTAGCACCTGAATTTACAAGATGTAAAACCTTACCCCCAACCGAGCCACCACTCGGCGAAGTTGTCCCCACGCCAATAGAGCCTGAACTATTAATGCGAGCTTTTTCAGTACCATTAGAACCAAGCAATAACTCACCATTACTAGAACCAGCAAAAATACCTAAAAAATCACTAGCACCTGCTGTTATTTGAACTCCTGCATCTCCTGTAGCAGGACTATCTGCAAGTGTAAAGTTTAGGTCCCTATTACTATTTTTAAGATGTAATGTAGAGGTTGGTGCTGTGCCTATACCCACATTACTATTAAATTGTGCTGCTCCTGCATCTGACATATCAAAAGTAAGAGCAGATATAAATGAAGAACCATCAATACCCTGTATTACAAAATCGCCATCAGCTACAATAGATTGGAAAAGAGCATTATTGCCATCTTTTTTAATTGCTGCATATTGAGTACCACCATCTAAAAATCTAATTTCTCCATTATCATCTGCATCTATTTGTAAGTTTCCAGCTACATCTATTGAGAGGTCGCCAGAAGATAAATCTATTTCTGTTCCGTCTATAGTTATATTATCTATTGACACGCCTGCGTTGGCTGTTACGGCACCTGTTACTCCTAATGTACCTCCTATAGTTGCATCATCTGTAACTGACAAATCATCAGATACTGTTAAATCATCTACTGTTGTAGTTCCTGCTAAGTTTAAATCAGTAAAGGCATCAACCATAGCTGCACCAGAACCAGCACCATCAGAATATATAGCTTTCACATGACCGTTAGGTATAGTTACATTAGCACCACTACCTTGAGAAATAACGATGTTATAAGGTCCAGAAGATCCACTATCTGTAGTTGCATTTTCTATGAACCATAGTTTTGACACTGTGTTCGGTCCTATGGTAATAGTACAAGCACTATCAAGAGCACCTGTGTATTTAAGATAAATTGATCTGCCAGGATCAGTAGATCCATCAGCTATCGTGGTTGTATGAGTATCAGCGTTAGTAGTTATCGCCTCTGTGCCGAAGCTAAAAGCTTCTGCTATTAGCTCTAAATTTGTGTTCGTAGATGTGCCCCAGGTTCCTGATTCGTCACCTGTAGCTATTTCTTTTAACCTTAAATCATTTACATAAGTTGCCATTTTTTATGCTACCTCTTCCCAATTTGGGGTTTGTGTTTCATTAATTTCAGCAAAGGATGAACTTTGGTCAGTATTTATATTAGCATAATTTTTCGTTTGTGTATCATCTATTAGACCCCAAACTAATACATCTGTTACAAAGCCCGTAGCTTCAACCCCAGTTATGTTTATATTTGCTTTTGCAATAAAAGTTACGGTTCCAACACTACCTGTGCTACTTACACCATCAATATTAAATTTTTCATTATGATGAACCGTGACTGATCCAACAGCAGATGTACTTGACAGTCCAGATATAACGACATTAGCCTCTCCATCAACGTCTACGCCAACACTACCAAGAGACCCTACGGCTCCAGGTGCATTAGCAACTGCATCTCCATTAACACCAACACCTCCTATAGCAGATGTGCCAACTTGTGAGCTAGGTGTCACATTTGCTTTGGCAACGACTGTAAGAGATCCTAAAGCACTTGTACCAACTTGTGTAGAAGGCGAAACATTAGCCTTTGCTACAACCGTAGCTGTTCCAAGAGCAGATGTAGATGTTTGTCCTGTAAGAGTTAGATTAGCTTCACAATCAAAAGTAGGAGTTCCTACTGCTGTAGTGCCAACTTGAGAGGAGGGAGTTACATTAGCTTTTGCTACTACTGATATTGTGCCTAAAGCACTTGTAGCAGCTAATCCAGATAAACTAACTGGTATAGGTTCGCCCCAAGTACCTTCACCCCAGGTGCCTCGACCCCAACCAGTTATGTTAGCCATAAGGCTAGGCTATTCTTATAATAGCTGTACTTGCTGCTGCGGCTGGAAAAACTATTGTAAAATCACCTGCGGTTGAAGTTTTATCACCACCAAAGTCGATTGTAGCTACTGACTTATTACTATCCGAGGAGTTGTAAATCATACAACCTCTAGCCGTAATTGTAGCTGTACCAAAAGTTAAATCAGCAAAATCAGTAAATCCTGTAGTGCCACTTGAAGTAGGATCTACTCTAGTCAAATTACTACCACCAGATGTGTAATTAGTACCACTTGCTTGACCTGTTGTGGTAAAAGCTGTAGTCGTTGCACCTAAAGTAGCAGAGCTTGTATATAAAGCTAATTTAAAAGTATCTCCGCCTGAGTTTTTAAAGTTATGCACAGCTTCAAGTAGTTCTTTTTTAAAGCTAGTGGTTAATGTTGATGTAATAGCCATATTAAATCCTTTTTATAATATCTGCTAACTCTGCGTCTCCTTGTTTTATAAAATCTTGTATCAGAGTAGCTTTATAGGATTTTAACGCATTTTTTATATAAATCAAACAAACCTTGTAAATCAAATCTTTATATGCCTTAGCTTGCTCCTGTATGTAAGGATCTTCGCTATCGCTACCGCTTACTATTTTTTCTGTTAATCTTTCTGCCCAAAACTCAGGAGGATGTCCACCGTGACTAGATGTTTTAGCCTCTATAAGGCCTAAACTAGGCATACCTGCAGGTGTTATTTTATTCATTTAAAGAAGCTTCTAAATGTTTTTTTGGTTCTATAATTTCAACAAATCCCTCTGTTTCAATTACTACTCTAGCACCACAAGGTAATATAGGTTTATTGTTGCCACCATATTTTACGGTTACTTCTCCTGTAATTTTTACTTCATGACAATAAGTATTTGTTTTACCCTCTTTTACAGTAATAACTGGTTCATTAAGATTATTTTTTTTGTTAGATCTTATTTTATGTTGATTGACGTGTATGTATTTTTTTACCATTTTTTAGGTTCAATAGGTTTTAAATGTGAATCGTTCCTATCTATTAGTATAGGCTCTTGTGTTTTTTTAATGATATCTAAGGTATCGATTCTTTCTAGTTTTATACCATCTTCTCCAACCAAAATTATGTAGGGGTTTTTTAACCTGTGATAGCCATATAATTTTTGTTCTGCTGGAACGTCTGTATCTAATAATCCAGAACTATGTGCAACTTCTACTTGCATACCAGCAGATATACATTTACTTAACCAAAACTCTACACATCCTCTACCTGCTTCTGCGAAGTGTAAATTACCTTTATAACTAAAATCTATACCAAACATTTTAAGGTTAGATACCTCGTTCCAATAGGCAAAGGCTACAGCGTAGGCAACTGTATTATTTAGGTAGTGACAGTTTGAATATTGTACGACTTCCTCTAATGGAAACTCTACAAGACCTGGACATCTATCATCTAGCTCACATGTATATATAGGACCCTCATGTTCTTGCAACATGTCTGCCATACTTTTTGTTTGGCCTCCTGCATCATCTGTATCTAAAAATCTTGATGCAGGATCCATCATAAATACCCTATCGTGGTATATAACTGAAGCTACGCCATTTATAGCCCAAACCTCATCAAAGTGCACGCCGTGTGATTTTGCTAAATTATAATCAAACCAGCTTTTTCCCATGCCAACTATAGCAACTGATTTGCCCTTAAGACTTTTTATTTGTTTCATAACTTTTTACGTTACCGATGACCTCAAAGAATCATAACGGTATTCATCTCTCCTTCCGCGAGCTTCTGCAAGGTTTTTTAACCTCGATATTTCATTTGCAAAGCGTTGCTCGTATTGCTGTGTCAAATCATTTTCACCTTTCATAAATATATATGCTTCAGCTAAACTACCGTAAAGCAAAGCATTTCTTGCATTATTAGACAGCCAAGTACCTGTTGTGTCTGTCACTAAAGAGTTTGGCTTAAATAAATAATGTAATTCAACATTATAATCTGCATCTGGAACAGGGCTTACGATTAACGTAGAGCCGTTGTCAGAAGCTGTAGATAAATCTTTGTCAAAATCTGCATAATATAAAGGTCTGCCTCTAGCGGTTGAATCTGTTGGATCTACAGAGTATTCACGCATAAAAGTAACGTGTTTTTTATCCAAATAGTGATAATCTCCACTACTATCTATAATCGCTAGTGAAAAACTTAATTGGTAATCAGTAGGCGCAGTTAAGTATGTGTTTCCAGTAGTTAAAGTTCCTGTAACATTTTTTCTAAAATAATCAAATTGTATTAATTCAAATATTCTTTCCTCTGCATTTTTAATAAAATCATCTAAGGTATTTACAAAAGTAGTCTCTGTATTCTCAGTATAATTTTGTATTAAAGTTTTCAGCTCTGCTAAGGTCATGATATAACTATTGTAACCTCGCCAACGCCACCTGTCATCTTATCAACCGTAAAGTTGGTTGGTAGTGTTGCAGGGTTTAAAAAATCTGGTTTAAATATATCTGAACTAACTACCACGACAAAACCCTCTCCTTCTTCCTTATCGTTATTGGGTCTTGGCTTGTACAAAGCCTCTGGATCAGCTGTAGCAGTCAAAGGCTCTAGTTGTGGATGTTTAGGTTCGTAACAATCTGGACATACTTTTAAACCATTCCATTCTTCTTTTAAATCATTTAATTTGTATTCAAAAGCACATCTATCACATAAAGCTTTTGCAAATTTGCCAGATGCGTAAGCCATCAATTCATCCTTATGTCTGGTCTAACCCTATAAGAGGCTCTATCCTCATCTTGAGACATAGCTCTGTCAAATTCCTCTTCATATAAAGCTTTTAACTGTGATGTTCTTTCTGGAGCTCTTTTTAACGATATGTAGTAAGCTAATCCAGCTGCAAAACAAGGATAAAATCTAAATGGCATATCCATAGTATTTGTTGGCTTATCTGCATCATCCATTCTAACTATTTTATTAAACACTAAAATATCTGTAGAGTTTTCAGGTGCTGGCCATACTTTTAACGTAGGTATTGACAATTTATCAAGAAAAAATTGTGACGGTCTAGCTTTTGTTGTTTTGTTTGGTATGTTGATATATTCAGATCTACTAATACGATTCATACTAATATCTGTCTGAGTTTGATTAATTGTTCTACGTAGAACAACGTCTAAAATATCAATAACATTCGAGTTTAAAGAATAATCTGTTGTGCCCTCTGTGACTGTTTGTGTAGCTTGTTCTATAGTCCACTGGTTTAATCCCCTATTAGCCCATTCAGCTAACATAAGATTTATAGATCTTCGTGCAGTTTTTAGATCATATCCTGTTCTTAACTCTAAACCACATCTTTCAAAAGCTTCTTCTACAAACTCGGCTACATTTGGTTCAAAATCTGTACTATTTGATGTTGCCATAACTAATCCTCATATAAATTATCAAAAGTTATTGAGGGATCTAAATAACTTTCATGCCCCTCTGCAGAGTGTTTCCACTGCGAGGGTTTAAACTGTGGAGGTCCTTCACCCGTTACCCATAAAGCAGGGCTAGTAGCTCTTACTCTATTATTAGGCAAAGCAACTAAGTTACCTTTCCATTCACAGTCTTCAGTTATATATAATACATGACTTTGTTTATGTTGTGCAGGGTCATCTGCAATATCAGTATTTGTGTAATCTACGGTAAATAAATATTTTGCTTGATAAAAATTACCATGAATTTTTGCGATCCAAGGTGAAGAACTTACTCTATCCATTACAACAACACTATGATCTCTAGCTTCACAATCCCAAGGCTGTGCTAAATGGTCCTCCATAGGCCTAGGGAAATCGTCCATAGGTATATCCGCAACTAAACCTTGGATAGGCATACGAGCCCACATAGCACCACCATGGATATTTCCTTCGTCCCAATCTTCACAGTTTGCTTCCTCTCCAGTAAAGACTACTTGGAAACTTAATGATCTATCAGGTATTGTATTAACTGCTATGGCCAAGGCATGTAAATACTCACCTTGGTAATTCTCGTGATTGTGCGTAAACTCTCTCCTAACCCAACATTTAAAATGTGGGATATTACTTATCAAATACGACACTTTAGAACTTGCTTCTTCTTCTATTAGCGTTGCCTGCAATCATGACTGAACCACCTTTGGACATTTTCATCATACTTCCGCCTTTAGATTTTTTCATTAAAGACCCGCCTTTAGATTTCTTCATCATGCTTCCACCTTTAGACTTCTTCATTAATGAGCCACCTTTAGACTTTTTCATAAGTGAACCGCCTTTGGATTTTTTCATCATCATACCGCCTTTAGACTTTTTCATCATACTGCCGTTTTTAGACTTTTTATAATGACCTGGCATAATAGTACTCCTTACTTTTTACTTAATTTCTTTTTTGTCGTTTTTTTTGCAGGAGCTTTCTTTTTTGGTTTCATATTTATGTAAATACGATCTTCCTTTACTGGCTCATCTGGTCTAACTTTTGCATCCAATCTTGCTTGCATTTTTGGATCTACTTTAGTTTTTGATTTTGGCATATTTATCTCCTAACTTATGGTTGTATATTTACGCCTATTAGACATAACTTTACCACAACCTCTAGCTATCTTGCCACCTTTCTTTTTTTCTGCTCTTCCACCTTCAACAAAATAACCCATTTTATTACGAACTTCTTTTGGTAATTTAGGCAAACCTTTGTTGCCTGGCGGTATAGGTTTTAGTTTTTTCACTTTGCCTCCTGATTTTAATTTATTAGAAACCATAATAGGTTTACCTTTTCTATTTGGGTTTGGATCTTTTCTTCTTTTCCTTTCAACTAATTTTTTTCTTTCTTCTTTAGATAAACTTTGTGCTTTTTTCTTAGGCAAACACTTTGGTTTACCCTCAGCTTCCTCTCTACCACCGCAAGATCCTAATATTGAACCGTCTGCCCCTATTCTTACCCATTCATTATCTACCCATTCTTGTAGTTGTCCTTTACTCATCTTAGCCTATCCGACATAACAATACCTTGTCCTCTTATTGGCCCACCAAATCTAGCTTTCCTTCTTTTTTTATCTTTCTTTGCGTAATTAGGATCTTTACAATATTTAGAAGCAGCTAAATTTGCGTACGCAGAAGGATAAACATCAAAAGTCCTTTTGGCCCATTCTATACCTTTTTTACATATTTTACCTTTGCTTTTAGCTGCACCACCTTTTTTCATTTTTAATGACTGTAAGGTCTTAGCTTGTTTTGCATGAGTTTTACTTGCTTTTTGCAAACCCTTAATTACTTTTTTTAATTTTTCTTTAGCCATAATTTAATCCGTCTAAGTGATAGTTTAGCGTAAGCTCCTCGCCAACACTAATTTTTTTTGATGTTATTACGTTATAAACTCTGTAATCGTCCCAGTCTAGCTCTTCGCTAAGGTAACAATTAGAATCTTCTGAGTGATTTAAAAAGCCTCCTATAGAGGTTCTAACATATCCTTGAATAATCGGCACTTTTATATGTGACATACCTAAATCAAATTCTTCATGAATATTATCTACAGCAAACAGACCAAATCCTTCTATAGGACTTTTTTGAACTTCTATACAGTCTGGTAAAGGTTTGTAATAAAATTTGTTATAAACAGGATACATTATTTAGTTCTACCAAACTTTTTACGTATTGAGTCTTTACCACGTCTAAATATTTCAGCTTGTTTTGGCTTACCACCATATTTAGATCTTTGTTCTCCTACAGTAAGTATTTGTATTAATCTTGCAAAAGGTTTTCTGGTGCGTTTTACCTTTGCTACTGTATCTCTGGCATCTTGTACTGTTGCATACTTAATTGATACGGTATCTTTAGGATTTTCGTCTGTATATAGCCTTCTACCGCTGCCTTTTGGTTTTTTACCTGTCCCAACCTTAGGATCACGTTTTTTTGCCATTTAACAATCCCAATCTCGTCTAGCCCAGTAGTTAGCACTACATCTGTCTGTTGTCCCACCCATACCTTTACTTCTAGCACAGTATGATTTTTTACGTTTGGGATTATTTTTATGCATACCTAGCTTGGCATCACCAAAAGTAATACGTTTTACTCTTGATTTTTCACTGCTACAGCCTTTTACAAAAACTACTTTTCTTTTTTTACCATAACCAGGCTCTCCTTTACGAAGAGCCCTAGGTCTATTAAGAGTAACGGTTTTGCCTTTGTACTGTGCCATTCATTAATAATTCTTATTCAAAACAAGTATTATTGAATATGTATCACCACTAGAGTGTCCAACAGTTGTAAAATCAATATCTCCTGTTACTCCAGAACCAGCGTTGTTAGGTATGCCTGTAAAAATATCATAATACTCATCACCTGTACTATCTGACGGTAAGCCAGTAATTAATACGTTAGTTGATGCATCAAACTCTATATTTACGCCCATACCTCTACAGGCCCAATAAATTCTAGCAACTGATACGGAGGTACAAGATTCACCAGCACTATTAGTAGTAAGTGCTGACACATCTACTTTTTTTACAGCAGATTCACCCGTTCCATCTGATACATTTGTAAATTTCAAGACAGCAGTTTTTTCACCATCTTGAATAGTTTGCGAAGTTACTGTATCTGCCATTGTTTACTCCTATCTTTCTACAGCTGCTACAACGTAGTCAATAGTCATAGTTTGTGCTGAAGCTTCACCATTTTGAATACCAAATGATACGGTTAATTCTTCATCATCAGGTAGATTTGTAATAGCAACTCCAACTGGTGCAGCATTATTTATTGAATAAAATACTTTTGAAGCGTCAGGATCAATAAACCAGGTTGTTGTGATAAATGTATCATCTGCCATAGTTGCTACATCTTCTGTTGTAGTTGCAGTATTGTCTTTCTCAACCAAGAAATCTAAACCTGCGTCACCGTCTGCAGAAATGAAGAAAACACCGTCTGTAGTATCAAGAGGTGTTGTATCTGTTATACCAAGACCCATAACAAAGTCAGATTGGTCTACATCATTTACTTTGAATCTGGCAGAAAAATATGCTTTCTTACTTGTGCTTAATTTAAACCCTTCACCTTTTAATTGTAAAAAGTCTAAATCGTTATCTCCTGCAGCATTAGTAAGCAATAAAGCTCCTCCTGCTGATGAAGTTACAGCTTCAGACGCACTACCAGTACCAGCCTCAGTAGTTGTTATAGTCCAATCACCAGAATTATATGTAAAAAAGTCATTATGATACATATAAAATGTTTGATCTGATGGATATGGTGCGAACATAGGCTGGTTTTTCTTGTGCTCAGTTGCAACAGTATTACCTGCCCATAATATTAAGTTTTGAAAATGTGGATTAGCCATTATGAACTCCTTTACTTGTATTAATGGAAATCTTTACGATCCTCATTAAGCTAATTAATTTAAAACTACCTAAAGTTTACACCTCATAATCAAATGAAGCAACAAAAAAGGGAGCCGAAGCTCCCTTTAAAATTGTAGTTGAGTGAGAAACGCTACAATAATCCGTTCCTTAAGCTCCTTGAGAACCGTAAACGGCTCTAAAGTTAGAATATCCAAAACTATAACGCTCTCTAGCTTTGTATCTCATGTTACCTGTATCGAAGTCACCCTCTAATGCAGTTTGCATAGGAGATCTTTCAAAATACTTAAACCCGTCTGGGCAGTCAGTTTTAATGAAATACGCATCTGTATCTGTTAGATAGTTGTTTACAACATATCCATCAGGAAGCATACCAGTATTTGCTATAGCATTAATGTCGTTGTCAGATGTTCCTACTCTGCCTGGGCTTTGTAGTAATCTGTCAGCAACAAACACTAATTGTGGTGGAATAATTAACTTCATACCTTTTAACGCAATATTAAGACCTCTATCATCTGTAAATGTAGAAATATTAATAAGTGAGTCTTCTAGTGAAGTTTCATTAAGATCCGCCATAGTGGTAGCTCTATTTGCTAGTGAACCACCGCCGCCTAGTGGATGATCTGTAGCCACAAGCGTTTTACCGTCACCGCCTGTTGTACTAAACGCGTTGTTTAATACTGCAGCTGCTTTGATTTGCTTTGTGTTAGCCATAGATCTTGCTAAAGCTTTAGTGTATCTTGCGCCGAGTCTATCATAAAGATTATCTTCAATTGCTTCTTCAGTTAGTGCGAAAGCTAAAGCCACTGTTTCGTGGGTATAACGTGAAGTATAACCTTCGTTAGCTGTATCAAATCTGACACCACTACCTTCAGCTTTTACTTCTGCGTTACCAAACCCTACTATTAGGGTTTCTTCTTCAAACGCTCTATCAGAAGACTCAGTTTCATAAATTTCTTCATGTTGAGATTCGTATCTGGCATATTCCATACCGAACAAGGCGTTAAGACCTGGCTCTAATTCTTTCGCTAATTGCGCTCTATTAATTGCCATTATTTATACTCCTGTTGGGTCGATATAGAAATGCTCATTAAATTTAACAATCACATTTACGTTTGCTGAACCTGTTGTACTGTTATCTGGGTCACTCGAAAAGCCCATAATTCTGAACGTTGCAGTTGTAGCTGCTGTTGTTCCAGACAGTTCCATAGCTGACATACCAGTTTTGGTTGAGCCAGAAGTATAGGAAATATCTGCGTTCAAACCGACATCAGTTTGAGCTGGAGAACCTGCACTTTGAATTTCAAATACAGCATCAGGATCATCTACGACAAATGCTTTAATATCGGACGATACAGTGCCATCTGGGAAATGAGAACTGAAAACAGTCTCACCTGAAGAGTTTGTAAAAGTACAACCTCTAAATACACCCAAGGCTTCATCCCCAGCACCAGCTACTAAAATAGTACCTGTGTTGAGCATTTTTACTAAATCGCCAGAAAAAATATTCCCAGAAGCACCAGAGGCAATTTCATATTCTGTAACTCCACCATTTTGGACTCCAGAACCTAATTTACCTACTACTCGTGCTCCGAAAGGGGCATTTTTGTTAGCCATAATAAGTCACCTTATATTTGTTATTTAAAGTTTGGTAATCAACTACGTTGACCACCGCCAAAAGTTACTTTGCTACTTCTCTCTGGATTTAAAATCGGAGAGTTTGGGTCTGATTCCCTCATTAAATCGTTATCTACAGCGTCTTGCTGTGTTTGAGCACGTGCAGCATAGTAGGAGTTTCTCTCTTCACGTGTTTCATTCGGAATCTTAGCCAATAGCAAACCACCTCGCGCTACAACTCCTGCATGTTTACCTTGTTGCACGCTATCAAAACGATCTTGGTCAGAATCATCTAATTCTTCAGATCTTACTAGGTCAAAACCTTCGCTTAATCTTGAAGAAACATTCTTACGATCTTCTTGGCCTACAATTTCGGCTCTAATCCACCTGTAAGTGTAACCTTCAGGTGCAGGAGGAGTATCCAACGTAGATGGTGGGCTCCATGGTTTGCGAGCTTCTTTTTTAGCTCGTGTGTCGGCAGAACGTGGTGTTCTGTTTGAATTGTTGTTATCTTTTTCAGTCATAACTATTACCTTTTAACATATTTTGCGTACTCTTTCAAAGGTACGTTTAATTTTTTTGCCATTTGAACTTCACTTGGAGACAGTTTTATCTGTTTTTTACCAGAGTTACCGCTTACTCTACCAGCTGAAGCAACCTTTTGTGATGGCTTAGATTGAGCTGATTCTCCAAAATAATCAGGGTGTTTAGCCTTAATTCTTTTGTTGACCTCAGTAAAATATTCATCACTTTCAATTACAAAACCCTCGTCCTCTAACTCTTGATGTATTTGAACGCCACTTTCGTGCATAACTGGGTTGTTTAAAAACCACCCGTTACCATTATCAATCCATTCTTGCATTTTAGGAGAAAAGGTACTTTGTTGTTGAACTTGTGGTTGTACATAGTTTTGTACATTTTGATTTACTAAATTTTTTTGTCTTGCAATATTTAATTTACCCTCTTGCACTTTTTGCTCTTGCACTGCTAATTTAGCTAAAACATCTTGAGCTTGTGCAACTTTTTCGTAATCAGCAACTTCATGTGCTTTTTGTAAAGATGCCATAGCTTGTGCTTTTTGTGCTTCTAATCTAGTTTCTGATTCTGATAAGCTATTTTGTTGAACTGTATTTACAGAAGTTTCAAGTCTACTAACTTTTTGCTGTAATGATTGAGCATACTGCAAAGCAGAGTCTTGACCTCTTTCAGCCTCTCTTAGCTTTCTAGTTAGTGTATTTATTCTTTTTTGTACTTTATCTGAATAGTCTTGTAATTCTTCTTTATCAGATTCGACTTCAGATTCAACATTATTGTTGTCTTTACTTTGTACTAATTCAGTTTGTTCTTCAGGTGCATCAGTAGACTCAACACTATCTTCTAGTTCTACTATTTCACCCTCTTCAACTATTTCTTCGTTTTTTACTGCTTCTTCAGACATTTTTTCTCCTTATACTGCAAGAATATCGTCAGGGTCTAATATAGTCGCTATAACCTCATCATCATTTATGATACGGCACTCAGACTCGTCACCAAGTCTAAATCTAGCTCCAGCATATCTACCTATCAATACCCATTGTTTTTCCTGACACCAGGGATTATCAAATTTACTTGCATCCTTATAGCAATCAGGACCCATTTTTACCACATAACCAACAACCGTAGCCAAAGATTCTCTGTCTACTGTTTGTTGAACTAAGTGTATTCCACCTTCAGTAACCGCTTTGCCTTTATAGGGCAAGATTAATATCCTCCACCCTGTAGGTTGTGGCATACGGTCTAAAAATGATTTTTCTAATAACGTTGGATCTAAAACTCTCGCTGATTGTGATACGTAGGCTGAATTTTCATTATTTTCTTCAACCTCTGCTGTTTGCGAAATTTCTTGTTCTTGTTGTTCTTTGTGTTTTTGTTCTGCTTCTATTGACTTGGCTACGTGGTCAGGTACCTGTATCTTTGATGTCATCTTGTATGTTTTTCCCTAGCAGCTCTCTAAATATATTTTCTGCGTCAGCGAGAGAACTGTACCGCCCACGCAAAAACTCGTACTGAGAAAAATCACTACAGCCTGCTAACATAGCATCTTTAGTGTCTTCTCGCCTTGCTTCTATTTCTTTTAAAAACTTTTTAGCAAGCCAAACCGCATCCATCAATAAACACCAGAAAACTTACCGCCAAACTCTGCAATACCCATGCCTCTAGCTTTGCCTTTGCCCATACCAGGCTTAGGTTTTACATTTGTATCAAAAGTTCCTTGGTTTGTTTTCAAAGACACGCTGCCTTTGTTACTGTAAGGATTTTTATTTTTCATCACAGTAGGTGTTTTTTGTTGATTGATTTCTGTTCTTTTAATCATGTTTGGTATTATGAATACTTAAATTAAATTTTGCAACTATTAATTTCTAGTAAGTATATCTAAATTTTTAAATTCACGTTGTTGATCTAGTCTAGCTCTAGCTGTTTCATCACGCATTTCAGCTATTTCTTCTGATGCGTCAATTCTTTCTCGATCTATTTGAGCTCTGGTTGCAGCGTCTTGTGCTTTTCTATTTTCTTGTGCTATAAATTGTTGCTGCTCCATAGCCAATTCCTGTCCTTTTAAAGCTAACTCTTGTTTTCTTATAGCTACTAATGGATCTTCGTCATCAGGAGATGCTATTTTAGATGTATATTCGGCAATAAGCTGAGACATGATTGGAGCAGAAAATTGTGCTAACAAATTATTAGCCTCTCGCATAATAGCTTGCTGTTCAGCTGGGCTAACTTGTTGAGCTTGCTGTTGTAACTGTTGGAACTGTTGCATAGCCTCTGGTGGCATTTGTTGCTGGGCTACAATATCAGCTTTCATTTGTAAATGCTCCATAATATGTGCATGTATTAAAGCTTGTACCTGTGCGTTCATTTGAACAGGAGGTGTATTTAACAAACTCATGTGTGTTGCAACATGTGCGTCATGGTTTTGTTCTGGAAAAGCCTTAGCAGGATTACCCAGTAATAATGCGTTATTTTCAAAACCAGCTTCTTGTGGTTGTGGTTCAGTTGATGGCGGCGGCATTAATATTTGTTCTATATTATCTACTCCAATTGCAGCATACATACGCTTGTATGACTCATAAATACCTGCTGCGCCGTGTACTTCTGGGTTAGATTGCACTAATTGCATCATTTCTTGTGCCATAGCAATACGTTGTGATTGACTAAATATATCTGGATTAGATATTGGAAAAATATCAACTCTTTCATCAAAATCAGTTAATTTAATACTGTTATTAGCATTTGCTACGTTATACGGATACTCTTGCGGTAAATATTCTTGAAATACATTAGCTAGAATACGAAATTCTTTCTTTTGTGAGTTATGTAGTCTTTTATGTATGGCAGACAAAACTTTTGTAGATCTTTCAAGCAAGGCTAGTGTTGTTCCAACAGGGGCATTTGGATTGCCTTGACCTACGTTTATTTCAGCAATAGATGCAAACCTTTGGCCTGCATTTACCAATAAATTTAATAAGCTTAAAAGTGTTTGACTAGGCTCTTTAAAAGGTAATGGCTGTATAGCTTGCCCTAAAATACCACCTGGAGCATCAACATCTCTAAATTCACCTGGTTGTAATGGTGTATCTTCGTCTCTAATTCTAATTCCACGCGTTTTAAATCCTGCAGGTAAGTTTGCAAGGGTACCAGCGTCAATTAACTGCCTTAATATGCTTGTAGAAGCCTTTGAAAGACCGCCTATCATGTGTGTTAGGCCAAATCCATAGAATCCTAGGCCAGGTAAAAACTTAAAGTGCACAAAATACTCTATTTTTTTACGTAAAGGATCATTTTCTGCATAATTACGGTAAATACTTAAGACACTATTACTACTAGCATCTATAGTTACGATATAAGGTAGCTTTACACCAGTCATGTTACCGTTTTCATCCACATCTTCAAAACCATCTATATCTAAATTACAGTGGACTTCGTATAAAACAGATACTTCACCCAGATCATAACTAGGTTCAAGGCCTGATAACTCATCTATTTCTTCTTGTACTTGACTATTTTCAGGAGAATAACTATTACTTACGTCAACTTTCTTGTAAAAACCTATAGCTTGCAGCTTTTTGAGCTCATTTTCAGGCATTTTTACTACATTTGTTATTCTAGGACAGGTTTCTAGGTCAGTTGAAAAATAAGGGACAATTAAATCCTCTGGTGCTATAAATTTAGATACAGCACGACCAAGGTTTTCATCATAATATATTTTTTTAAACGCTGAACCTGCTAGTGGTAGATAAAAAAGCATTTGATCTAACTCTTCATCAAACTCTTCCATAACATGCACAATTTGATAGTTCATAAAATCAGCAACTCTTTGCGCTTGTTCTTCTACTATTGAATCATATTTGCCAACTACTTGAGTTTTTACGGGACCACCTGAAGGTAATAACTCTTTGTAGGCTTGAGCTTGGAAATTTGTGACAGCTTCACCTAACAAGGGATGTATGACACCAGATGCACCAGCAAAAGGCTCTGACCTTTCTTGGTCAAACTTCATGCCTAGGTATTTAAGACCGTCTGTATAAGTTTTTTCCCAGTCTTCTCTGGAGGATTTATCTTTTTCAATACCTGCTGTTAATTCTATAGATATTGTATTTAGTTGGTTGTCGTCCAAAAACTCAGCTAAATTAGATCCAAAGCCATCATCTATTGGCATGTCATCCATACCACCTAAAATAGCACTACCGTCTTCTTGTAATTCAAATTCCTCTTCGTTTGCTTCTTCTATTGCCTCCACAGCAACCGTCATATCTTCAGTACCTTGTAAAGAATCTATTGGTTCTGGGGTATTGTCTTGTTTTTCAATTGCCATTTTGCTTACCTAAAATTTTTGCTCTAATTTTTTCAAGATCTTTTTGTGCAGCACTGTCAGAATTATATCCTAATATTTTGCCAGTCTTAATTTCATCTAAAAACTCATTAGATCCAATCTTACCTTTACCTTTTTTATAAGTTGGTAAAATATATGTAATACCATCAAACTCAAACGTACCTAACTGCATAGAAGTGTCTTTGTTTTTACTACCTTTTGGTAATAAAGTGTAATTTTCTTCATGCCAATTTTTTAAAAAAGAAAAATTTTTATTGAATGTATTGTCTTTTTCAAAATTTTCTACTGTCATCAGTAATACGCTCTTTTAATTACCGCTCTTTCTTCGTCTGCATAATCATCATGTAGCGAAACCAGACCGCCCTCCCTAAAACGCATTAGGGCTTGAGACATAGTATCACATAAATCGTCATTTTTACCAAAAGGAAAGGCTGCACATTCTTCAATCATATCTTCTGCAAACTTTTTTTGTGGTGCCCACACTAACCCAGATTCAAATATAGGTGCAACAGAGTGCATCCTCGTTGATTTGTCGTGTCCTCTGGTCGGAGAGTAATTTACGACAGGAATACCTAATCTACGCAATTCATGTGTAAGTGGCGTACCAGATGCTTTTGCTTCAACCAAAGTCATGTCAGGATCCCAATACTTATATTCTTCGTAAGCTACCCGTTTTAATTCAGGAAAGTCCCACCTACCCTTTTGTGCATCTAGCAAAATAATAGAATCTGGGTCATCAGGTGTAGGATTAAATACACCCCAAGTAGAAATAGCAGAGTAGTCACTATTTTGCTTTTTACTGTAGGCAGTATCATAACTTTGAATAATATATTTTACAGGCGGCAAGGAATCATATTCCCAAGCGTTCCACCACTCACGTTTAATTATAGAACCTTCTTCTGCAGTTGGGGTTTGCATCCACTGGGCGTTCCATTTTTGTGTAGGGAGTGAAGCTTTTACTTTACTAAGTTCGTCTATATTCCAAAACTCAGGCCACAAAGGATTACCAGAATCCTCAAAAATAGCAGGAAACTCTACAATATCCCACTGGTCAGCTAACTCTTCCTTTTGCGCCTCTAATAACTTTTCTGTAAGATCTAGTGAACTCCACCTAGTCATAACCAATATGATAGCTCCGCCTGGTTGTAAACGTTGTCTAGGTCCAGAGGTGTACCATTCCCAACATGCCTCCATAGCTGTAGGACTAAGTGCATCTTGTTCTGAGTGTGGATCGTCAATAATTAACAAATCAGCACCACGACCTGTTATAGCTCCACCTACACCTGCTGCGAAATATTCGCCCCCTTTGTTAGTTTCCCAACGTCCTGCAGACTTTGAATCGGCTTGTAGTTCTACCTTACTAAATATTTTTTTATATTCTTCGGTATCCATCATGTTTCTAACTTTACGACCAAACCTTACAGCTAGCTCGCCTGTATGAGTGGTCTGCATTATTTTACGGTTGGGCTGTTTACCCATAATCCAAGCAGGGAAATAGGTGGAGCAAAACTCAGACTTGGTGTGTCTTGGTGGCATATTAACAATCAAACGTTTACAAGTACCATTAGCAACTTCTTCTAACTTTTGTGCAAAAATTTTATGGTGTCTGCCACAAATAAACTCTGGCCACATGTAATTAACAAAATCCAAAAAAGATTCTTGACATTTATTTTGCTGTTCTATTAGAGCAAGACGCTCTTGCAACATAAGAGTTTCGCGTATTTCTGAATCAGATAAATGCGAAAAATTAGGATTGGTCATCTGCTATTATTTTATCTATTTGTTTTTCAATTTGTTTGACTCTATTTTGTGCGGCTGTTCTTTCTACTGCATCATAATTAGTAGATAAGTCTAACTCTCTTTTTCTTTGCTGTAATAAAGGTTTTATTTTAGCCATAGCAGCCTTACTTAGCTTAAATTTACCTCCTGGTCCTATAGCTTCAGATAACAATCCTTTCATGCCCGCACCACGTAAACCCATAGCATCAACCATACGTTGAGCACCAGGATTCATCATCTGATAAAAAGGACCACCAAAAGCCTCACGCATTTCTGATGGAGGTATAGGGGTTATGGACCCAACATTTGATATAGAACTTACCTCACCGCCTCCTTTTAATCCTTTAACAGCCTCGATTGTATTTTTATCAGACACTTTATATGTTGCAGTTGGTTTAACATTTTTTAAATTAGCTATTACTTCAAACTCGTCAGGCGCATGTATACTATAGTCTAAATCTTCTCGTAATTGATACTTACGAATTACTTCATCTATTGCGTCATCTCTCGCAATATCTTCTACATCCACATCTGAATACTCTGCTAATTCCTCCATTATTTGGTCAACTTCATAATTATCTTCAGCAATGTTACGAACATAATTATCTTTAGCTCTTTCAGGTATTGATGCATATACAGCAGGCATATAACCTTTAACTTTTTCTACAGGTATATCGTACTCTAATATATAAGTATCACGTATTAATTTTTTTCTTTTTAAAGTACCTTCTTTTAATGCTTTTTCAAATGCTATTTGTTTTTCAAATGGATCTGCCATCATATCAGGTTGCACATAATCTTTTGTAGCTACAGTAATATTTTTTGTCTTTTCAATTAATCCTTGTTCTACAGCATGATTTGGATTTATGGTAGTGCTTACTATACCTTTTTCTGGCATGAGCTTTTTCCCACCACCTTCACCTATACTAAGATATCTGTATACTTTAATGTTGCCATTCTTATCAGCAAACTGACGTAAAAAAGCTTGTGAATTAGATGTTAATCCAGTTTTTTCTAAATTTTCAATAAATGGATTTATATCTTCTAAATACTCTTGAGATTTATTTTTTTTGCTTAAATCTCCACTAACCCAATCTGCTATTTCATCTATTTCGTCTACATTTAAAGCTATTTGATTATATTTTTGTTCATAAGAATATCCTCTGCGTTTTTTTTGGCCTTCTGTTAATTTTTCATAATTTATCGGGATACCTTCTAAATCATATTTGAGCGTTGGGTTTAATTTATTTTGTACATCCCCTTGAATCCTAAACATTTCTTTTTGTATTGGTAAAGATTTACTTGATTTGCCAGCTTTAGCTATTCCAGAAACCATACTAGCTAGTACGAGAGGAGTTTTAAGACCGCTAGCAATAAGTGGTCCTGCTACAGGTATGCCATAAGCTGCATCGCTTAAAACCCCCAAACCTTGTAATGGTGCAAATAGATATCTATCTATACCGCCTGCTGCTATATTTTCTTTAATGCTTGGCATAGGTTCACCAGCAAATGCCTGTTCTAAAGGAACGTCTCGACCAGGAAAAGATGGAAACTGTCCAGAAGCATCTATAACACCTGAGCCAGGTGCAAACATACTAGCTAAATAAGCAGATTGAGCTGGGGTTAAATTTATTTTATTTGCTAAATTTAAAGCTGTAGAAGTGGGTAAAAATTGAGATAATGCAAGACCAGCACCTATATTACCTATATTTAAGTTATTATTTGTACTTGGAGTTATTGAACCAATATCTGTTGATCCACCAGCACTAAAATTTAGTTTTTTTTTTGACCTAATCCCATACCCATTTGTGGGACATTTTGTGACTGAATAGCAATAATTTGTTGTTGGACTTCATCAATTTGATCTGCTACCTCTTGTGCTCTATCAAATTCTTTATTTCTAACCAACATATCGTAGGATGTCATAAGATTGTTAATTCTAGCATTTAAAGAAAATATTTGTTCATCTGATGTTCTAGCTTCCAATATATCTTCATAAAATGGACGAGCAATAAATGGTCTATCCGTAGCATTTTGTTTTTCAACAAATTGTTGTAATTGATATTGATCATACATAGGCATGTTTGCAGAAATATCTTTGAATCTAGCATTTTTTTCTACTTCTTCTTTTATAGTATTTAAAGCAGAATTTATTATACCTGTATCTTGACTTGATAATGCTCCACCATTAGCCATCATCATAGGCTGTTGTGGAGCTTCCATTTGCGGTTGCTCCATTTGTGCGCCACCTAATAACTGCTCTATATCTACGCCTAATACTTGAGCTGCTTGCTCTAGTTCAGCCTCAGTAATACCGTATTGTGCTAAAAGTGCAAGTATTTCGTCTTCACTTAAGCCTTGTTGCACTAAAGTTTCAATAACTTGTAATATTTGCATTAATCCCTCTTGAGCCTCTTGCACCTCCATCTGACTAACTTCATCCATAGGCATTTGTGGTTGCATCATATTGCCTTGCATAGGCATTTGCATAGCTTGTTCTTCAGGTAACATTAATTAGATACTCCTTGTTCTTTAGGTAAGTAACGCATTTCTAAGCCATAATCAACTGGATTTAAACCTTGTAAACTAAAGTCTGGGTTTTGTGAAATAATTTCTAGTAATTTTGGGCTAAAATTGTATGAATATTTTGTATCGTCACCAGTTCCGTAAACACGTTCTTGATATATGACTTTTCCAGCTGGATCTAATCCTGTACCAAGACCTTGTGCTGCTTGTCTTCTTAGCTCTTCATTTGACATAATACTGATAGTGTCGTCTCTGACACCTTCTGGGCTAATATAACCTATAGCACCTTCGCCAGGAACACCGTAATATGAAAATCCTGGTATATCTTCCCCTGCTTCAAATCTTTGAGTGGGTACCTCTTTTAATTCTGGAGATCTATACACCTCTTTCATTCCAATAGTTCCCTCTAGTATTATATCTAATGCTTCTACGCTTAAACCCAGAGCATCCGCTACTTTTTGTCTATCGTAACCAAAACTAGCTAATATTTGCATAGCGTTATTAGCTTTTGTTATACCTGCACGCTTAACTTCATCTGGTTGTTGAAACGCGCTAAATGGCAAAGAATATTGTAGCAAAGGGTCAATTGTACTTAATATTCTACTCATATCTTTTCTAGCATCAAAACGATCTTGAATACCGCTATCCATAAAGTTGCCGCTAATATCACCACGAAAAGCTATCATATCTAAATCATTAAATACTATATTTGGTAAATCACCTGCTGCAGATTGTGACAATAAACCACTTATTCTACTGGATGCTTCTGGTCTAGTTATATCACCAGCTTTAAATAATTCATATATGGATTGCACATCATTTTGAATTTCAGGATTTTTGATGTAGTAATCTGGACCTATTTTTTTGTTTGGTAAGTCTCTACTAAACATACTAGGATTTGCGTAAGGATCGTCATAAATTAACGGATTATTAATAGCAAAATATAAAGCTTCAGACATAGTCTTAATTTGTAATGGAGTTAAATCTTCTGCAAATTTTGGATTTTGCAAAAGCATAACTTGTTGGTTGTAACCATCAATTCCACCAACACCTAAGTAATATTTAATAAGAGGATTGTCATCTGGGTTTTCATCACCCATTTTGAAAAAATTGCCGCTACGCCTGAGTGCGTTTAAATCTGCTTGTGGGGTTAATATGTACTTAACAAATCCGTCAACATCTTTTTGGGTGACTGATTTCTTATTCTTTTCTGCCATATTTCTACTCCAAATCGGGTGCAGTCTGTACGGAGGTAATATGAAGTACAAGTGTGACCACACCCTTGTTTTATCCGATTGTATCATTAAAAACAAAAAATACTAGATTCTTTTAAAAATTAAAATTGTGTGAGAGAAATCTTGTACTTGTATATGTATATATATTATAGGGTTAGTTTTTTGGGGGTGGGGGGGTTAAATAGATCTATTTGTGCATAAAAAAGGGGGGTCTAGGGAACCTAGTTGTTATAGCAATAAAAAAGGGATCATACGATCCCCTTTTATGATCTTACGATCTTATGATCTTACGAGTGATACCACATATCCCACTTTTGCACGATCTCGTAAACATTAGGATCATGATCATCTTGATCTACGATCAATTTTTTTAGATCATTAAATACTGCTGATCTATATTCATATCGATCTGGTTTATGATCTAAGAATCCCTTATCCATAAAATATGCAAAGTCCTCGCATAAGCTATCTTCTTTTTTGATCCATTCAACCATATCTTTTGCTTCTTCAATAAATGATCTTTTAAGATTAACAAAAGCAATAAATAGATCATGTTTAGATTCTCTCTCTTTTATCTTTTGATAATCAAGAGCCATTTCTTGCTCTTTGTTCCAGCGTTCTTGTGCGTTCATATTAATTAACCTCCTTTATACTAACCTTTTTTTTAGTTATATAGTTTTGAACCAGGTTATCTAAATGTTTGTGCTTAAAAGTTGTTTCCTTTAATAAATTCATTTTAAAAAACTCATTACAGTTTCTTTGTGTAAATATTAAAGCTAAATCTATTAAACCCTCTGCATTTAATTGATCACTTGATTTTTTAGTTTTCATGTTAATTAACCTCCGTATTTGTTGTTTAACATATATGTATTATAAACTAATTTACTGACAATTTGTAAAATAATTGCATAAAAAAAGGGAGTTAATACTCCCTTGTTTATTGTGTATGATTTAGATTAGGCTAAATCCATATACCAAGAACATATATCCCAAGAAATAGTATCCTTTGGAACATTTACACATGCTCCGTCATACCAGTCTAAATACCAATATTCAATCTCATGTATTGTTTTGTTCATATCAGTATATATTCTAAACTCATCACTAGGGCCACCCCAAGATAATTGTAGTCTGTAATATCCCTCGCGTTGGTCATCAAATGTAAATGGATCAACATAATCCCAACTTAATGATGTTTGATTTACATAATCAAATAAATCCTCGTATTCGTGGTAATAGTTTCCTTTATGTTTATCAATTACTTTTAAGGCTATTTGTTCGCCCTCGGTTGCGTTCTCGTATTCCTCAAAGAACTGTTGAGCATCTTTGTATATTTGCTCTTGTTCTGCGAACTTGTCGGCTACCAAGTCAATACATTTCTTTTCTTTTGTACTCATATTGTTATTACCTCGCTTTTATTAATATGTAATATGTATTATACATGATATTGCTTACATTTTGTAAGAAAAGATGATTTTTTTTAAGCGTATGAGCGACTAACAAAGATTATGCTATTAATTCCTAGAAACTCATACATATATTTATATTAATAATATTATGTCTTTACATTTTGTAAGTTATCCGTATAATAATAGTTAGAGGTAATAAATATGAATAAACCAGAAATAATAAATGATATTACAGTAGCAACTGCATTACTAAATATTGAAAATGCTTTGATGTCTTATGCTGAAGATAATATCTCTAGCGATAAAAAAGCACAAAAAGATTTAGATGAATCTTGGAAAACAATAATAAATTATATTGCCAAAGAGGGCGAATACAACGATAAAGCCAAAGACATACTTTGGGAATACATATCAGATAAAGATATACCAGAAATAAAAGAGAGGTTATCTAATGTCTAAACATTTAATATTTGATTTTCATCAAGACGGTGGACACGCTTGGTTAAAAGTGTCCAAAGACTTACACAATAAGACTAATTTGACCGCTAAACATATCAGCTGTTTTTCTTACCAGGATAACAATAACTATTATTTAGAAGAAGATTGTGACGCAACCATGTATCTTAATAATCTAAAAGAGCAAGGTATTAAATATAGTCTTATTATTGTTGATGACGGAGATTATTCTCCAATAAGAAATTTATCACGAGTAGAAATGCAAAATGGTCTATTAAACGCAAGACAACTTAATTTATTTGAAGAGGTAAATACAAATGTCTAATCCTACACACATAAGCAAACATGTTAATAATTGGTTTAAGGCTCGTTTCTTTGACCACTTAATGCACAAATACAAAGCTAAAACTTTAGATAACATACATATAAAAATGCTTAGTGAATTAGAACAAGAAATTTATATTAAAATCATAAACAAAAAAAGAGGTAATTAATTATGGCAAAAAAAAGACTTACAATAAAACAAATAAGAAATTTAGGGTGGAAGCCTTTAGCTACCGATCAAGGAACAGCTTGGTTTGGTGGTAAGACACATAACCAATTATCTGAATATCTACCAGATGAAGCCTTAAAAGATACTGAATTTGAAGATATAGATTTTCTTGTTATAGGGTGGAAAAAATGACTAAACCAGTATATCCAAATCCAATACCAAAACACTTACAACACTTACCAGAATGGAAGTTAAGAGCATTATTTTATTTATTTAGACCAAGGAGGTAAACATGAATGATCTAAAAGAATACTTTGCAAATATGCAAGGAATGGAATGGGTTAGTTGGTATATATTAAAACCAATAGCCTTAATATTAACCGTTATAGCATTTATTATTCTGTAGGGGGTGTCAGATGAGTAGATTAATTACAGAAAATGAAGCATTAATTTGGGCAAGTGGGCATTTTCTTTGTGAACACTTTCCAGAAGATTTTATAAATTGGGAGGAAGAACAAGTTAACAAATTTATTTTAGATAATGTATGGCAACCTTTTGAGGGCTATCCAGCAGAAGATGTCTGGGAAAATATAGATAACTTAGCTTGTGATTTTAGACAAAGTGTGAATGATAAATTAAAGGAAGTGTCAGATGAAATATAAAGTATATACAAAATGGATTGGATATTCTGAAATAGAAGTTGAAGCTAAATCAGAAGAAGAAGCTAGTGAAATAGTTGATGAAGGAAGCTATGATCCTTGTAACGAAAGACTTACATTTAATGGTCTGGATTATGGTGGAGATGAAGAAGAAGTCTATAAAGTAGAGGAAATAAAAGATGAGTGAATACTATGAATGTTTTGATCAGCTTCATGATAATTACTATCATAAGCTGAGTAGCAAACAAAAAGAGTTGCTAAATGATTTTTCAGAATTAACTTGTTGCGATAAGTGTGGTCTTATACAAAGATGGGAAGGAGAAGTATATTGTAAAGGAGATTTTGATTGGGAAGAAAATGTAAATTGCCACCCATACGAAGTCTTATGTCATGCTTGTTATTATGAAAATAGCAGAACTTTAAAAGCAAGATTGACCATAGCTTATTACAAATTTAAAGATTTATTAATTTGCGAGTGTTGACAGGCACTATAAAAACCTATAGTTCAAGTTGCTGTTGGAGGAGTTGGTAGTTACTTCGGGACTGAAAAACTACCACTTAGTTTTAACTGGAGGGTTATATGATATTCAATTCTATAAGCTAGATGAAAACGGAAACGAACTTACTTATAAAGACGGAAGTGTAAAGCTGTTTACTACTAGGCACGACTTTCCACATCACTTAATAGCAGAATTACCAGATCATGAAGATTTGGAGGAGATAAAAAATGATTGATATTAAATGGCAAGAAGATAACTGGACTGATTTAGAGTTAGAAGAGGGTGTAAGTGTAGATGTTAATCTTTGGACAGATGATAAGTCTGGTAGACAATACTTAGCTTTTTATCCCACTTTTACAAATCATAAAGGTTGGATAGAAACTAACGCCACAAAACCAATAGCAAAATATAGAGTTATACAAGAGGAAATAAAAGATGATTTATAAAGTTTATGGAAGATACACATACAAAGTATGTAAAACAGTAAAAGCAGATAACAAAGAACAAGCATTAGAAGTAGCACAAGGAGAGCCTTTATGCGAATGGGATTCTATTGAGCAAGATAGCTACTCAGAATGTTTAGATCATGTATCTTTTCAGGAGGAGATGAAAGATGACTAAACCTCAATACCGTATCAAACTTGTTTCCTGGGACGAGGTATCAGCACATACAGACCCAAATTTAGATCCACACTCTAAGTTTGGTTTCTTAGTCTATAAGCCTAAGTCAACCGTATATGACCAGGCTTTTTGGTATGCAACTAATAAACTAAGGTGGCAAGGAGTCGCTAAATATGTTGCACAATTACCGTAAAGCACATAAGATGAAAGTTAGGCACTCTTTTCACAAATATTACTTCATAACACTCCTCTCCGAAATAATTGATTGGAGTGCCTTGTAATGTTTGAAGATTGGACTTTTTTAAACTGGATTGGCTTCGTTGCTATCATCTATATTCTCATTAATGCTAGTTTTAGCAGGAGAAGATGATTTTTCTTTAACTTCCTCAATTACCTTTGGATCTTCTTTCTTAGTTTCAACGCCTATCTCAATAATATTACCCATAAGCTGTGCTAAACGCTGTTCTACTTCTTTTCTACTCATTTGATCTATTTTACCGAACATAACCTCTTTTCTATCTACTATCAGGCCACCAACCCTTAAAAGAGAGTTTTGGGCAGATATTGCAGCATTAAAAGATCCTGCCGCTAAAGCCTTGTCCCTAATATCATATAAGTCCTGGACTGCCCTATCATAATTAAGTTCATACTTCTTTTTAACTTCATTTGATAAAAAATTAAACTCTTTTCTAACCAGTTCATTCTTAAATACATTTACTGCCGCTTGGCGTGGATCTTTATACCCAGCTTTACTGGCACACTCTATTAAAGATAGTCTTGGATTATTAACAGCTATCCATACAAAGTTTCTTTGTCTCCTGGTAAGTTTATTATCTAGGTTGGCAAATTCGACAGGAACGTCTTTTTCATCAGATATGATTGGTTCGTATTCTAGTTTATGTTTCTTGAATCCCATATTTAGCAAATTAGGGTGTTATGCTTATTTTAATACTACCTACCCCCACATTACCCTAATATGTATAGAGAGGATAGTTTATAGATCTATTACTTGTCAAGAATTATTTTAAAAATATAGATAGATTTCTTTATTGCCTATGACAATAATGACAAAAATGAAATAATCCTGAAACCCTTATAAACAAAGGCTTTGAGGCCGTCATATATGTCATGACAATAATTGACAATAATAAGTGGGCAACAAAAACACTATGAATAAAGAGGGGTATTCTTGTTGCCCTAGTATGCTCACTATATGGAAAGTTGTTGCATACAAAACTTATGTTTTATCAAACAAAACAATAAAGATTGCTGGTATTACAATTGTGGCCACAAAAAACCAAAAAAAGAATTGTAGTGTTTCAATCATCTGAACTCTCTTTTTCTGTTTCTTCAACCTTATCCCAATAAACCAATACAAAGGCTTCGCATTTTGGACAAGATAGATTACTAACTATGTGATAGTCCTCGCTACCATAATCTTCTCCAGTATGATCACCACCCCAAATTAATTTTGTTTGACATGCCCAACAATTCATATTGGACATTCCTGGCTATTATCTTCATCATAAAAATTAATTAGGTCTCCTTGTGGATCTGTTGGACTCATGCCTACGTTAATTTGATAATACTTCTTATAAGCATCTAACAAAGAGTTTGTTTTCTTGCTGTTATAATCATCAACGGCTTGTTCATACGACAATCGCATCATCATATATAGTGTTCCTGACTTACTCATAATTACCTCTTTTTATTTGTAATAAATTAATTTTACTATTTGTATTGTAAAATGTCTAGTCTTTGTTTATACTAAGTAAATATTTTGACGGAGGTAAATATGTCATTAGATAAAAACAGTATTGCTTATGCACTTATAGATGCACAAGTAGACAACATTCAACAACAACAAAAACAAGATGCTTTGAACTACTCAATCTTTGAGTTAAGAAAAGCACTCAAAGAAATATCTGACGAACTTGATGTTTTAGTTAAAAGAGTAGAAACAATTAAGGACGTATCATGACAGATAATTGTAAGTGTGAAAAAGACACAGTAAAAAAACAAAGTATAAATAAGATGTTAGATGAACTAATAAAAGTACAAAAACTAGACGTAACCAAAAAATTGGTTGATGCTCTGGTTGTCGATACTTTACACGCTATTTCTAATTCTATGGAAGATAAAGCTAATTACCCTGAATTAAAATTGAGAGGTGCATATGGCGGTAAAACTAAATATAGTAATGATTTTGTTGAGGCTTTCGAGCCAATGCTCAGAAAAAAAATAATCAAAATGTTAAAGGAGGTATCGTGATAGATAACCCACCACTACCAGATTCACTAAAAAGTCATCAGCATGTAGCTATTGGAGATACTATATATTTTCCTGATATGGATAATGCATATTATCATCAATCGCCTGGCGTGTCTTCATCTACCTTAAGGAGGTTTAGACAATCGCAGCTACATGCTATGCAAGAGGTGGTAGAGCCGACACCTGCTATGCAGTTCGGTTCTGCTGCCCACTCTCTAATAGTAGAGGGCGAGAACGCATTTAATAACGAGGTAGCAGTTATATCTGGATCTCCATACACAAATGCAAACAAACAACTAAAACGTGATTACGAAGACAGAGGTATGTTAGTAATCACACAAGACAAAAGGGACACTTTGTTTCGCATGAAAGATAATCTGATTGAAGAAGCAAAGAAGTTCCTTAACGTTGATCAGGGCGAGTATCCTGGTGTTTTTACTAAGCCGTATGAAAACGCCTTGTACTGGTGGGAGCAAGACGTACTCCTCAAGCTAAGATCTGATGTGATCAGACACCCAGTAGTGCAACCCTATTCAGATGAGTCTATTGTAGTTATTGATTACAAAACTACGAGTGATTGCTCCGTATCTGGATTTACTCGCTCTATCAGGCGTTACCAATACGATTTACAAGCTGCTTTTTACAAGAGAGGGTATGAAAGAGCAGGCTTTAAAGTAGAAGACTTCTTGTTTGTTGCACAAGAAACTAAACAACCCTACGCAACAAAAATATTCAAAATGCATGATGAGGATATGGACAGGGGTTGGGATCAACTAGAGAAAACGCTTGGAGATTATAAGGCCGTTAGGGACGGGGAAAGACCTACGATCTATAATACTCCAAGCATAGTTGAGGTTATGTTGGGATACGAGTTTGAGTAAAGGTAGTAAACCTAGGCCTGGCGATCATGATAAATGGAGCAAGGGTTGGGACAGAATATTTAACAAAAAAAAGACAAAAGACATAACTAAACTTAAAAACGTGTGGGAAGAAAGATCTAGTAAAAGGGGAGAAACAAAATGAATAAAGCTAAATCTTTATCTATTAAGTTAGATTCACAAACAAGTAAAAATTTATTATTCATAAAAAATTATTATTTTGAGGATTCTGAAGTAAGTAAAAGAGTCACAAATAGTGAAATAATAAAACAACTTATAAATTGCCATTATGAGGAAATATCAAAATATATGAATACCTTTCATCTTAGAATGGTGCATGAAAAAATGTTGGAAAAACAAAATGAATCTGACTAAAAAAGAAAAAGAAATTATAGTGAAAAGTTTAAATCAATATGAAAAAAAAATATTGTGGAGGCCTAGTGAGGATATTGGAGTAACAGCTCGTGGAATGATTGTAAAAACAATCCCTTTTATAGAAACACAACGAAAACAAAAAGAACGAGAGTGGATAAAAGATTTAATTAAAAAAATAAAAACATTTGAGGAAACAAAATGATTAAAGAAGCAGAGGAGTACCAACCAAATGGAAAAAAAAGTTAATTGGAAAAACATAATAGACGGAAGATTTAATTTTAAAAATATTGACAAAGCAACTAAAGAACAAAAATTATTTTACTATAAAACTTGGCTTAGATTTTACAATAGACGCAATAGTGCTTTTGTTAATTCCTTAGATGATGATGTGTATAAAAAACATATTGCTTGGTACAAAAAAACAATCAAAGAATTAAAACAACAAATAAAAAAAGAAGAGGAGCATCAACCAAATGACAGATAATGTAAACCACCCCCCACATTACTCCAAACAAGGTTCTGTAGAGTGTATTGACGCAATCGAATCGGCTCTTACCTTTGAAGAGTTTAAAGGTTATTGTAAAGCAGCAGCGTTTAAATACATTTGGCGTGAAGATCATAAGGGTAATAATATCCAGGATTTAGATAAAGCAATATGGTATTTAAACAGGCTAAGAAACAAAATGGAGAACAGATAATGGATCTTAGTTTTTATGCTTTAGTCGGTATCATATTGTTAGTTATACATCAAATATTTTTAAATAGATGAGTTTAGAAAAAGACATACAAGAACTAGAAAAGCACATCAAGTATATTGAAATGGTATTAAAAGAAAAAAAAGATGAGCTATTTTGTTTACTTGTAGAAAAAAAACAAAAAGACAAAGACAATAAAAAAGGGGCTTAACGCCCCTTAGTTTTATCCCAGATCGGGTGGAACTGCCGCAGGGGGTGGCGACATACCACCAGTATCCGCAGGTAAATAGCGTAAAACTTTATTTTTACTACCAGTTCTCTCATTACCCTCATCATCAGTCCAGTTGTTTTCAACTTCCTTAAGAGTGAGTGTAAGCTCCTTGCCTACATAGTCCTGAGCAGAACTAGGTGGTTGTTTTACAAAACCAACAGCCTTACTAAGTCTAGTAAATATATCTGTTGATATTTGTTTGATTTCTTCTCTAGGATCCCACAAGTTAAACCACTCATTGTGATCTCTATAATTACCCCCAGCTATCTGGAAAGTCATCTTTAGTGTCCAATTACCCTTTTGAGATTTATACTTCTCAGCTTGGATAATCTTTGCAGGGTGGTCGCCAGACGGAGCCACTCCAGGCCCCGCAGGTTTGTCCTCCACCTCAACATACGTAATGTCATCAAAGTCAGACATTTGTTATCTCCTTCACATTATCTGTGTTGTTTGCTACAGCCGTAAAGCCTAGCTTTTGTATTAATGCAGTAAGATCTGGAACCTCAAAAGCTTCTAACTTACCACTCCTATCCTTGGCAACGTAGCCTTGGCCAACTCTGGTTTGCAACCATCTGGCCTGAACTGCATTACCCTCCGCGTCTGTATCGTCAATAACTCTAAGAGCTAAGACTTCATCAAAGAAATAAGTAATGGACTGACCTAACTTTGTACCAACCATTTTAGGTTCGTGCATAAAGATACCGTCACTATTTACCTTTTCTTCTTTACAAATAAACATAACGTGCATGTGTAAATCACGAAAAGCACGCATGACATTTGTTACAGATTCTTGTACCTCCCCGTATGCCTTACGAGGATCTTTGTGTCTGGCTTTCTCCTGTTGCAATAACAGTTCGCTAATCTCTGATATAGAGTCAAGACAAACCGTATCGTATTGAAGTTGTCCAGTATTGAGCAACTCATGAAGTTGCATAAGTTCAGAAGCTTCTTTCACTTCTATAGCATCAACATTAGTTGCATCTTTAATAGATAACAATCCTGCTTCAGCACTAATTACTAACACCTTACCTGGTGCAGTTTTAGCAAGAGATGTTTTACCTGCTCCAGCCATTCCATACACAAGAACTTTTGCTCCTTGATCTTGGACTAACTTTTCAGGCGTTACAATCCTGCTCGATAAATCATTATTCATAATATGGGTCCTCCGTAAATAAATAATTGATTTGCTAATTATACACTAAAAGATTACAATGTGTAAAATTAATTTTTCAGGAGAGTAAAATGGAGGAAATAGAAAGTCTACAATGGATTGCAAATTACTACCACAGACTAAATTCAATATCGCGAGAAAAACTAAGGAGGTTAGAAAGTATGGGCATCACACCAAAATATAAAGATAGAAAAGTAGAAAGAATTACTTTACCTATGTATATACAATTTTTAGGAAAAGAAAAAGCAGCTAAGGACTGGGATGTTTCAGAACATACAGTAGAGGCTTGGAGGTATGGACATAGGCAACCGTCTGTAAAACAAGCAAAACGTATAATTAAATTAACTAGCGGTAGGCTAGATTGGGAGTCAATATACGGCTCACTAGATGAATTAATTGCAGAAGATTAAAACATGTTTAATTTTAATCTGTCTGAGGGAGAGGCAGCGTTAGATATTGCACTGGCTTATTATGATGAGGGATATAATGTTGTACCTCTACAAAGATCTAACAAAAAACCTCCGCCTTTTTTAAAAGGTTGGGAGCAATACAAAAACGAAAGGCCTTGTAGATCCACCGTTGAGGAGTGGTTTACTGATCGCGATAACTTAGTTGTAGCTTTAGTTTGTGGTAAATTTATTGTTGTAGACGCAGACTCTCCAGAAGCTATGACTTGGGTAGAAGAAAATTTACCTACCTGTCCATACAAAGTTAGGACTGGTAAGGGTATGCATTATTATTACAATAATCCAGAAAATTACACCACCTTTGCTACAAGAAGAACAAACGATACGCCTGTTGAAAGGTTGATAGATTTAAGGGGTGTTGGCGGACTTATAATTGCTCCATATAACCGTCATGCAAACGGTCAAATGTATAAGCCAATACCTCTACCAGGTTGGGATATTTTTGATCACAAAGATTTACCAGACTTTACTCCAAAAGAGTTTGAGAAAATAACTGGAGTACCAAAACATGATACCGCTAAAAAAACAGCTCCTTTTTCTTTACACGGTGTTAATGAGGGATCAAGAAACGATAATGCTGCACGTATTGCGGGGTATTTAATATCCAAAAACCTTAACCTAGACTTTGTAAGAATATTTTTACACAATTGGAATAGGGATAATAAACCACCTTTACCACAACAAGAAATAGATTCAGTTGTAGATAATGTAAAAAAAACACACGATAGAAAAAATCAGATAGCTCCTCTGTTTGTGCAAACCAAAGAAGATATAAGACCGCCTGATGATTTATTTAATCCACCAGGACTGCTAAAAGATATGTATGAGTATGCAGAGGAGATAGCACAAGTATCACAACCTGAATTATCTTTGGTGGCCGCTCTATCACTTGCTAGTGTTGTTTGTGGCAGGATATTTAAAACAGACATGAATAACTTTTCTAGTATGTATTTCATGTGTATTGCTAAGTCAGGACAGGGCAAGGAAAACATAAAAACCTTTGTTGAAGCAGTTTTAAACGCTTCTGAACACGATAAATTAATAGTAGGAGACGGCTATACCTCTAGTGGTGCAGTTCATTCAGTATTGAAGATGAGACCGACACATATAACTATTATGGACGAGTTTGGTAAAAGATTAGAAAGCATAAGCCAAGCTGGTAATACTAACAAAGAAGACGGCATACAAACACTTATGGAAGCTTGGGGTAGATGTCACGGCACCTTAAGACCAGATAATTATTCTTTAATGGGCATACAAGTAGAAGACATAAAAGAAAAGATTATGAATCGTGTGACACATAAACCTGCTATAACTATGGTTGGTTTATCTGTACCCAAAAACTTTTATAAAGCTCTGAACTCTGGTCGTATTGCAGACGGTTTTTTAAATAGGTTTATGGTTATAGAGTCTAAAGAACCAAGACGTGTATCTAATCTTAAAAAGATAAAAAGCCCGCCACTAACAATAGTCAACTGGGTAAATTATATTAGGAGAGATAGAGGTGGCTTGTCAGCCCCTATGGTAAATAACTCTGAATATAACATACCGCAAGAGGTTTTAGCCTTTGATCACGATTCAGAGCAGTTATTACAAGAGTTTGCTAGTGAAATAGTACAAAGACAAGATATATTAGAAAGAGATGGCCTAGAGCCGCTTCTAAGCCGTTCTAAGGAAAAAGCTATGCGATTGGCTCTAATATGTGCCTTAGCATCAAATGCTCAGACACCAACGATTACAGCGGACGTAACTAAGTGGGCAATAGATTATGTTAGATATTACGATATGCTCTTTATAGAAGCCTGTAGAGACAAAGTAGCAAGTTCTGCAACCGAAGCTAAGATTAAGCAAGTATTGTCTTATATCAGGTCTAGGGAGAGCGAGGGCATATCTAAAAGAGAGGTTGACCGTCATGAATTATTTAGAAGCATGAAGTCACATGAGGTTAAAGAGATTATAGAAAGACTTAAAAACGCTGGAGAGATCCAGGAAATAGATATAAAAGTAGGGGGCAAAGGTAGACCGACTAAAAGGTTTGTTGCTGTTGATCCTACATTCTTTGAAGAGTAGGAGGTAATTATGTTTAAAACACCAAGTTTTGAAACAATACAAGATAAAAAAAGAGAAGATAGAGTAGCAGGTTTTTTAGAAGGCCTTTGGCAAGTAAGCTGTCATAAACTACCAGTTAGTTACGGTATAGATTATTGGATAGAATCAGCCGATAAATGGTATTGGTGTGAAATCAAATGCCGTAGTTTTGCTAGCACTAAATACGATACCTTTATCCTATCTGCAAATAAACTACGTAAAGGTGCTTCGTTTAGTCAATCTACAGGCTATCCGTTTATAACTGTGTACGGTATGACGGACGGTATCTGGATGCATGAATGGATGCCAGATCACGTTTACGATATACGTATGAATATCAATCCAACACCTAATTATGATGAGGATAACGAACCATACATACACATACCAAAAGAACATTTAACATGTTTATCAGATGTACCGTTGGGTTTTGATAGGGATGAGATAGGACTTATATAACAGGTCTTCTAAATAGACGTTCAGCAAATTCTATTCTGTCTTGCTGTGCTTGTCTTAATGGATCAGAAATTTGTACAGGTGCAACCTGCGGTAAGCTTATATTAACTTGAGGTGCTCTAGTCTGTTCGGGTTGTTCTACAATATCTGTTTCACTAAAATCTGGTATGTTTTCTTCTAATAAATTAGTTATAGTTTCTGTTCCTTTTATTAGTTCGCCATTAACATACCTATAACCAAGCTGTGCTGTTATTCTTCTAAAAATTTCAAATGCTTGAGCGATTGATCCTTTATCTGTTTTTGATGCATACTTAATAAAAAGTTTACTACCTAATAATCTTTTAGCAACTTCTAAACCTGCAAGTGTAGATAAAGATGCAAGTGGTTGAAATATTATAGCGGCACCAATACCAGCAGCCACTATAGCACCAGGAAAGTTGCCTCTACCTATTTCTCCTTTTGTTAATACGTCAATCGTATCAGCAAAATGTTTTAAGTCTTTTGTAAATTCTTTACCAAACATAGCTTCTAATGTTTCATCACTATATTGATCCAAGGCTTTGTTTAAGTTTTTTGCTTTAAAAATATCTGTTACGTTACCACCTTTGACGTTGTAATCAATAGCATCCTCTAAAAGCCTTCCGATGCTAGCTTCCTGTACTTTTGCAAAGTCATCTGGTTCCATCATATTTTTTAGCCTTGCAATATTTTCACTATTTTTTGGCCTAAAAATTGTTTCTACAATTTCGCTAGGAGTTCTGTTTGGCAATTCTGAGAGATTACGGTTAGCTAACAAATCAGCTTCTCTAGCTGATGCTTTGGCTTGTGCCTCTAAAGCATTAATAAAAGCTCTGCCTTTAGGTGTTGTGCTTAAGCCGTCTTGTCCTCTAAAAACTTTTACTAAATCCTCAACATCAGTAGATTTTAGTTTTGGAGCTACTTTTATTAATTGATTTATAGTTTTTAATATTGTTGGACCGCTTGATGTGCCATCAGATGCTTTAAATAAAGAATTTATTTTTCCTGGATGTTTAGATTCAAATTTTAATATTTCTTTTGCAAAAGCAGTGTAATTTAACATATCTGTAACAGGATCTATGCTTTTGTCAAAAGCATTAGCAAACAATTTTTGTGCAGTTTGTGTTTTTACTCTATTGAGGTTTGTTGCAAACTCAGCTTTATCATGATTTTTTAAATATTTATCGTAATCGTCTACTGCCTTAAAGAAATCATCTAATTGTCTGAGTGAACCATTAAATATTAGTTTATCGTAAACCTCATCAGGATCAAAAGCTCCTGTGCCTCTAGCAGCATTTGTGATATTTTTGATTGTTGCATTTTTAAAAGGTTCATTTAATTTTGCATTTAGTCTGTCTGCTTCTCTTAATAAATCAATACTTTCATTAATTTTTTTTATTTCATCAAAAGACATAGTACCAAAAATGTTTTTACCTTTAGCATTTTCTAATTTAATAATTTCTCTGCCGTTTAGCCCCAAAACAGTAAATATGCTATCTGCTTCCTTTGGATTATTTTTTAAAAAATCTTCACCTTTTAAAGCGTGTAAGTCAGCATCATCAAGTAATCTTGTTAAAGTGTAAAATAGTTCTCTTTCTTTCGAGTCATTTGCTTGCGATATAAAAGCATTTAATTTTCTTTTTGTTTCCAAAACCCTTGTTAATTTACCAAAAGGTTGCATTTCAGCAAAGTCTTGGTCAAATCGTGGTAAAGGTCTGCCTAAATTTCTTATTTCTTGTTCTGCCTCCAAAACATTTCTAACGTTAATATCTCCAATCGGATCTTCTAATCCACCAAGCTTAAGTTTAGGATCTATACCCTGTCTCGCTTTGAAATAGTCTATTGCTTGTATACCTTTGCGTTTGTAATGGTCAATCACGTTTTCTATAGCTTTTGCCGTAGCATTAGCTGGATTTAGACCGTCATATTTTGCCACGCTAAAAAAGGCATCATCTACTGCATCGTACATATCACCAACTTGTCTATTAACAACACCTTTTGCATTACCAAGTAAATCTAAAACCTGCTCTCCGTATTCTCTCATACCAGGAGCATCTCTGTATGGAGCAGTAGCAATAAAACTATCAGCTAAATCTTCAACGGTATTTTTTGTAACCTTTGCTGCTTCATTCGTTGCCATTTCTAAATTTCTTTTTGTTTGATTAATGGTTTGACCAATACTGTCTGCAGTAACATCATCTACATAAGCATTTAAGGTTGCTCCTCTTTTTCTAAAAGAATCTGTCATAGTGTCAAATAATTCTTTTAAATAATTTATGTTGCCTTTTTCTCTTGATGACTTAAGAACCGCCTCTGCTATTTGTTGTGTTCTCGCACCTAAATTTACATCTAATCCTTGTAAAGCAATCGCATAACTTGAGTCTAATGATTTAACTTTACCCTCTGCTACAGCTTTTTTTATTTGTGCTTCAGTTGCTTCTTTGCCAAGAGATTCGTCTAATTTTTTAATATCTAACACATCTCTACCCTTTGCGGCTTGATTTGCTAACCTTTGTGTGGATATTGGGGCTTTTGCGCCAAAATGCATTCTATATAACGCTGCTGCACCTTCACCAACTGCTTGACCGCCAGCCCCTAGAGCTAACTCACCAATTCCCAAATAAGCTAAATCTTGTGCATCTTGTAGTTGAAAACCTTGCACTGCATCTGCAACCTCTTCAATACCCTTACCGCCTGCTCCCCCAAAGCCCGAACCTAAAATTCTTTGAAAACGAACATTACCTCCTGACAAACCTCTAAGTCCTTTGTACAGTCTACTTTGCGGTAAAACACCATACACACTTCCTATAACGGGTCCTGCTATTCCTGCAAAGTCAGCAATATCTGCTCTGCCTTCAAATTTGTTAGCGTCTATAATTGTATTTAATTCTAATACGGTACCGTCATTAAGAGTTTTTGTTTGAACTGGCTGCCCTCTTGCTCTTAATCCAGTAGGTGTTAAAGCAAGTTGTCCATCTGAAGTTCTAGTAAACCCAGATGACCCAACATAGTTTCTTAATACTGATTCCTTTTCTTCGTAGGTTTCCGCTCTTGATAATAAACGTCTTATTTGTAAATCATCTACGCCTGTTTCAGAATCAAAAAATAAATCATTTATAACTGGGTTTAAAGTACCCTTCATGATTTGTGCTTTTACTAGCTTTCTTGCATCACTAGGGTTTGCAGCTTCAACTCTTTCAAAAACACCTGGAGCTATTTCTACTTTGTATAACGGCATATATATTACCCTGATTGTGGTACGTAGACCCCACCACTACCAAATGAATATTTTTTATTTTCATCAGTAGTTACAGTATCATCTTCTTCGGGTTGTAATTTAATATTAATTTCGTCTTGGTTTGTTGATTCAGGTGTGACACCACTACCACTTGAAAAGTCTGTAATTATAACAGGCGGTATATCACCAGCTCTTCTTATTTGATACTCTAATTCATTAATTTTATTTAATTTATTAATTTGATCAGTGCCTATTTCACTTAGTCTTCTACGTAAAATATCTTCTACCTCTTGGTTAGTTTTAAATGAACCATCTGCATTTTTAATAGCGCCCATAATCTGCTGTGCCATTATAATATCTTGATCTGATAATTTACCTTCTTGTCCTATTGCATCTTTTGGTTTTGCTTTTGCAATTTCTTCTAATATATTAGCTGCAGTTATAACAGGAGGTACATTTTGATCATAATTAAAGAAAGCACCAAATCTATATTTAATTTGCTCAACCAAAGCAGGAAGTCCTGTAACATTACCCTTGTTAATAATATCAATAACATCAAATAATAATTTTTCTGTGCCTGCAGTTTTTGAAAACTCACTAGCAGTATTTTGATACTCAAGACGAATTTCAGACAACTTATTTGCTGTGATTCCTTCTTTTTTGCCAGCTTCTATAAGTTTAAGTTGTAGTGCTAATTCTTCAGCAGCTCTTTCTTCTGCCGCTGCTGCGGCACCTTGAGCAAGACCTGCGCCGACTTGTCCTGTTTCAACTAACTTAGCACCTACGTTACGAATAAATCTATCAAACTGTGGTGTACCAAAAATATCTGAAATGCTTGGTCTGTCTGTTTGTTCTGTAACTTTATCTGTGGGTTTTTCTAAAGAACTAGCAGCTACATCAGCTGCTTTACTATCTTCACTTTTTTGTGCTTCAAGATTTTTTTGGACATCTTCTATAACTTGGTCGGCTATTCCTATCTCTTCTATTTTAAGAGCGTTGATGTCATCTTGAATTAAGGCAGCCTGATCTGCTAGCCTTGTTTCTTCCAAGGCTTCATCTGCAGCCTTGATGCCACCCGCAGAATATATAAGTCCTTGTGGTGTCTTAATACCAATAGGTATGGTTGGATTAATTAAGGTTGAATAGGCTGGTCCTGGCGGAGATAACGGGGTTACTGTTGGTCCAGGTGTAGGGCCACGTCTATAAAATGGATTTAACAAATCTTTTAATTTTTTAGCTTTTTGCATTAAGGTTGCAGCTTCTGCAGTTTTCTTAGCAGTACGCAAACCTTTAATACCTACAGCTGCGCCTGTTCCAATACCAGTTAGTCCAAGACCTAATGTTAAGTAATCTAATGGATCTTTTGGATCAAAAAAAGTAGTAGCTCCTTTTTTTATCATTAAAGTTTCAATTTCAGCGTTAAGTTGATCTGCTGTTTTGCCTGTAGGATCTATACCTAGTTCATTAAATTGGGCTATAACGTCTGGATCAGTTATAAATGGTTGATCAATCATTAATTGTTCTTCCATATTAAATTCCTGGTGTTTGTCCTGGTTTTAATGCTGAGTAAGTGTTAAATGCAGCCCCAAGTCCTGCGGCAGTTGGATCTACAGGAAGTCTATATTGTGAGTCTATTACAGTTTGTTGTGCTCCGTATCCAGGCAAAGATCTGCCAACAGTTGTTAGTAAATCTATCGGTCTATTTATTTGTCCCATTTGCCTCTCGTATTGATCTCTAAACTGACCTAATGCTGCTCTTTGTGCTTCGCTAAAGCCTGATTGTCTTATACCGCTTAAAGATTCAGCTAATCCTCTACCTAGCGCCTCTCTTCTTTCATCAGCCGTTAATCTAGCCCTAGAACCAAAAGCTGATAAACCGCCTGTTTGTATGTCTCTTGCTCTAGCGGCAACATCTTGTTTCTCACCAAAATCCATAACATCTTGTATGGTTTGTTGTACGACTCTATCTTCAAAGGGATTAAAGAATTGCTGTGTCATATTTGGATCAAATTGTGTAGACGGTAGCTCTGCTCCCATAACGTTTTGGGTTGCTTGTTGCAATTGATTTATAAACCCAGGTTGATCAGCAGTACCAAAATAAAGTGCACGTAATAATGGGTCTGATAAAACTTCACTAGTATCTTGTTGCGCTAAAACTGGGTCAATTTGTCCTCTTGTGTCAGCAGGTATTGTAGTTGGGGGTACTGCCCCTACATCATCCGCCACTGCAGCTGGCGTAGTAGGAGCAGATAACACATTTTGTTGATAACTTTCCATAGCTCCAGGATTTGCGTCTAAATATTCTTTGAGCCTACGTCTGTAATTCGCATCTGTGGAAGAACCTTGCATTTGTTTACCTGTGATTGGGTCTGTAAACATCATTATATCCGTGGTGCCAATTACAGGAGGAGTTGGTGCGTCTGGAAAAGCTGCGTAAAAACCATCAATTCTTGATGGTGTGCCTTGATTAGGTCTACCAGCAAAATCACCACGTCTTAAACTAGCATCTATATCTGGTAAGGGAGTATAAGGTTGACCTGTGTCTGGATTTATTGCTTGCCTTAAATCTGATAGACCACCACCTGGACCACCTATTGACATGAAATCATCACGCTTGGGTAGTAAAGGCATTTTTTCTAAATTAAAATTACCAATCTGCGGTACATTTAAACCTGGTGTAGGACCTACACCACCTAAATCTTTAGGTCCACCGATAGTTACTGGTCCAGTTTCTAATTCTATAGGTTCTTGTGGCACAGCACTAATACCACCTATGCCACCTATAGATGGAGGTCTTTGTGGAATTTTACGAGGGTCAACAGGAAGTTGTGAGGGCATTTGACGAATACGTAAATCTAAATTACTAATAGGTCCCGTGTCACCAATTAGTGGTTGTTGAATTATTGGTTGTGGTAAAACTGGAGGTATTGGTAAAGGTATTGGAGGTGGCATGACAGGTTCTATTGGAGTTATGCCTGGAACACCAACATCTTCAATCCTTTGTATAGACATGAAATCATTTCTTGGATCATCAAATGGTAATCTTTCAAATGGCTCAAGTGGAGGTATTGGTGCAGGTATATTTGGAACCATTCTTGGTCTACCCATAGGAGGTCCAAAATCTCTTCTACCTCTTCTTTTTTGTAAAGCTCTTCTTAATAATCCCATAATTAACTCATCATATCTTGATAGTTTTCAAAAAACTTCATCAACTTGTCGTTGTTTTTGAATCCTTGTTCTCTGTCTGGTTTACCTGTTGGAAAAATAGTAAGACTATCTTTGTTTTTTTCTATCTTAAAACCACCTAGTCCTTTATTTGCAGCAGCGGTCATAACAAATTCACCATCACTTAACATAGCAGGTATATCGTCACTTGTTTCGGTACCAGGACCGATAGATGGACCGCCTATACGCAAATCTAATTCATCCTCATCCATAGGACCTCCATAAGACATGCCTGGTCGGTATCCTAAAGCACCACCATAAGACATACCTGGTCTTACGCCAGTATCAAAGCCTTGAAATACTTGTTGTGGCATGAGATCTGGTCTTGTAGATAACCGTATGTCACGTAGACCACCTTCTGTTTTTTCTGCGGCTCTTTTAGTTGCTAAACCATACAGAGCAGCTAGTCCCATAAGACCGCCTTTCCCACCAAAATTGAAACCGTCTTTTTTATCTGCATCTGTTAATTTTCCAAATATAGGTTGTGAATCATCACCTAAAAATCTTTTTCTTAACATAGGTCCAAAAGGCATATTTAAAGGACCTCTCTCACTTGTTGTTTGTGTTGGCGCTATTGGATTTCCACTAGCATCAAAAGAATATCCCATTTCTTGTAATTGTGCGGCAGACACCTCTGTTCCATCATCAAAAGTGTAAACAGGTTCACCAAACTCGCCAGTTTTAGTTGTGACTTGTTGTAATTGTTGACCTGGTTTAAACATACTTCCAAGGCCTCTTCTTATGCCTGGACCAATTTTGCCACCAAAAATACCAGGTGTGCCTTTTGCTGGATTAAAAAATCCACTTAGACCAGCTCTAAATTTACCACCAGCTCCAAATATTTTACCTGATGTTGCTTTTGCGGCACCTTTACCTAAAAATCCACCTAAAGGACCTGCGCCAGCAAAACCAGCAACACCTAAACCTATAGCTGCTATAGGTGCTACTTTTTTAACTACTTTTTTTATTTTTTTAAATAGTTTTTTTATAAAAAACTCTTGTAGCCCAGTTTGCGGGTTTATAGAGGGATTACCGCCTACGATATATTGATTAGGGTCCATACCTTGATTTAGCATGTCTTGCTCAATCATCATTCTTGTATTTGGCGATATTACTGGGGGTACGATCATTTCACCTGTTGCAACATGAGCTAGTTGATCGTCCTCGAATCTGCCCATATCTGCTAATTTTTGTACGTTATATTCCATAGCTTTTTACTAAGTTATTTTTAGATACTTAAAGTATCTATTATTTACCAAAATTAGCAAGTTTTATAGATGTGGCTCCGTTGTTTTTTACTGTAACCTTACCTACTGCACTTGTTGCTTGCAAACCATCATCTACAAGTCTTGTACCAATATCTACCCATTTATTGCCTGTATATACTTGTAATACTTCTAATGTTGTATTCCAAATAATACTACCAGCATTAAAATTTATAGTATTGAGCTCATTTTCGCTTACTTGACGCGTATTGTCTAGGTCTACCGCCCCTAAATTTATTTCTAATAATCTGACTAAACGGTTAAATGTATTAGGATCTACCTCGTTTTGCGCTGTAGGTAGCTGAGTTGGTAATAGCTTACTCATCTTTTACCGTCTGATTTTATATCTATTCTTGTAGCTCCTAATCGCCAACCTATTGATAAATTACCGTTATTTGTTGCATCATCATTACTTTCTATACGTAATGCCATTTGTCTTGCTCTAGCACGTATATGTGCCTGTTGTGTTGTACTAGATACTTCGTTTGTTGAGTTTGTAGTCAAAGTATCGCCTGGAAAGTTTCTTGTTTTTACTACTACATTTACGCTTCCGTTATTAGAATCTTCTATAAATTTAAAGTCAGGTATTATTCTTCTTGCAAAAGCAAACTTTTCTCCATCATCTAAATCAAAGTCAGAACTCTCTATAAATACACCAGTCATAGGCGATCCATCATCATTAAAACCACTTTCTTGTTTAAATAAATAACCACCACTTACTGCTCTAGGATAATTTTCTATACCAGAATCTAGCCAGGCTGTTCTAACCAATTGACCATAAAACCACAATTGTTCTGCATAATTGTAAATAACGTATCTATCGATTTCATCAGAGCTACTAGAACAATAGAACCAGCCTACTTCGTTTTTATCTTTTATAGTAAAAGCGTTAATTTTAAACGATTGTGTAAGATTGATATCATTAAATACATAGTTTTGTACAGAGCAAGGTAACGTTTGTACTGTGCCGTTGTATGAATAAAAACTGTTGTAACTCATAAAAAATACAGCAGAAGGTGCTGTTATTGCAGCATTAGGACCTACTAAGCCTGTACCTTCATTAATTAAATTTATTGCAAAAGTGAAAGGAGGGCCAATAAACTGCATACTATACAAAGCAGTATCAGTCCAAACTAATATTTCTTGTCTTGATTTAACCGCTCCAATAATTGATGACCCAGAAGATAATCGTAAAGATCCTGCTGTATTAGTTGATAGTGGTTCAAATTCAAGATCATTTTCTTGATCGCTAAAAGCTATTAACATGGGGTCAATAGTTCCAGTTCTACTTGTTCCAGATATAGGATCTGCTCCTAATACAATTAGATGTCTATCAACCTCTGATGTTATTACTTGTAATCCTACAGTTGGCACTAGGTTTGCTCCTGAGATACCAGATAATTCTACTGCTCTTGTAGACACGCCGTTATTTTCTGTCCACTTATAAATACCTCCATTTCTAGCATTTATAATTAAATCTTCGCCAAAATTATCATGTGTCCATAAACGCAACTGATTTGTGCTACTTAATGAGGAAGCACTACCAAAAGTACCCTCACCCCAACCGTTTATGCCCCAACCAGTTCCAGGCACATAAACATCTAAACCCACATTTATTTGGTATGTTCCAACGACAGAAGATCCACCGTTACCGCTATCACTAGCGTTTGCTGTTACAGTCGATCCTGAAGTGTCTTTTGCTTCTACCGTATAACTATTAGCATTTACTATAGTGGCTATTTGATACTCTTGATTTAAAACTGCAGCTGTAATGTTACCACCTAAACTAGATGCACCACTAAATGTAACAAAATCATTTTGTACTGCGCCATGTGATGTATCTGTAACGGTTATAGTTGCATCACCATTACTGGCTGAAAAAGTAACATCTCCTGCAGATGTCGTTAGTCTTATTGGAGTTATGTCATTAAATACTGTACCAGTTTCAATATAATATTTTAAATGTGTTCCTAAACCTAAATACTTGGTTCCGCCTAATGAGATCCAACCATGTAATGCTCTTGCAGTACCCTCGTATGTGGCAGAACTAAGTTTTTCCCAACCACCAAATTTTTCTGGTCTACCTTTACGAAAACGAACTAAATTACAATCAAACCAGCCACCCTCATTATCATAAGCAGTACCCTCTCTGTTTATGCCTGGTCTAAATACTGTTTTTTTTAATGGCATAGTTAAACCTCATGCCATTCTTTGCCTTCAAATAGCAAAGCTTCAGCTTCTCTTCTTCTTACTAGGCCTTGTAAAACTTCACCACCAGCTTTGTTCCAACGCTTTATTTGATTCGGCACATCATCCCACATTTTGTTGTTTAATCTATTTAACAAAGTACTTGAAGATAAGTTACTAGGTCCAAGATTAAACACCCACGATACCAAAGCATCAAATTCATTTTGTTTTAAATCAGAAGTGACCATATCATTTATGTATCCTTCATATTCGTGCATTTCTTCTGCTAATAATTTGTCTGCTCCATCTTGAGTTATTGTATCTCCTTCTTTTACTCCTTTTGTAGAGCCATATCCTATAGTCCAAACTCCTGCTGCACATTTATAGGCCTCAAGCTCGCAACCTTCAAATTTTTTTATCAAAGACAATCCTTCTTGGGATATTTTCATCTTACTCTCCTTTGTCGTTTGTGTGAGATGCTCCGAAATAAAACGAAATAATTGCACTTGCAAGTCCTCCTAAATAACCTAAGACTAGGTTTATTAATGCTTCTGAGTTTTGTTCTGGCGGCTGCAAGGTAACTAAAAATATATAACCAAGGAACCCACCAATAGTAAATAGACCGATAATCCTTGCGGTCCAGTCTTTGCTAAACATACCTCTAGCATGTTGTTTGTCTTGTGTTTCTAATTTAAAAACATCTACATCAAGTTCTTTCATTTGCACTTCAAACTCTTGTTCTGCTTTTTTAAGTTCCAGCATTTGCTCAGGTGTAGCACTTTGCATAGCTTGTTGTATAGATTTTTGATCATTAGATACACCTAATACTTCTGCTATTTTACCCATAGCCATATTGCCTAATGGACCACCCATAGCTGAACCTAATGTCGGAGCCACAGCACCAACTATATTTTTAAGTATTCCTTTCATATTAATATACTCGTTAATACAGCTATACCAATAGCACCAAGAAAGCCAAATACGCCAAAGGTGGCTGCTTTCATAGTTGAATTAATATAGGTTATTTCTTGTTTTATATCAGAAAACTCATTAAATGCAGTCTTCCAACGTTCATGTGATATTGTTTCTAACTTTGTTAGTCTTTCTGCAACATCATTAACTGTCATTTTTTTATTAACCATTTTGTAATGTATATATTTTAATAGGCTTTTTTTTGCCTTTAACAAAAATACTATCAAGTTCTTTTAACATAATTTGGTCGCTAAATGAACTAGATTTAATAGTATCATAACCTATTACAATATCTTCTCCAACTTCCTTTGTCGAGCTTTCAAGCCTTGCAGCTAAGTTTACTGCATCACCAATAGCAGAATAATCAAACCTTGTATCACTACCCATATTACCAACTACGGCATATCCAGTATTAATACCAACTCCTATTTCAACTCCTAAATTAGCCATTTTTACTTTATCTTGGATTTCTTTAGCACACAATACTGCTGCTGTTTCGTGATCTGGTACATCAACTGGTGCATTAAATATTGCCATCATAGCGTCACCTATGTATTTATCTACCATACCGTCATAAAATTTGACTGTATCTGCTTGTATAGTAAGCACCTCATTCATAATTTTAGTTACTTCTTCTGGCTCTAGTTTTTCAGATAATGCTGTAAAACCACGTACATCTGTGAATAGAAAAGTACAATATCTGCGTTCTCCACCCAACACTAAAGAGTCTGGATTATCTTGTAAATGTTTTACTTGTCTTGGATCTAAATAGTGTTCGAATTGTTTTTTTATTTGTTGTCTTAATTTATATTGTTGTCTAAAACGTAAGTAAAAAGCCGTAGACCCTGCTATAAATTCAGATATTATTGTCCAAGATACGTCAATTAATGTACCTTGTTGAATGCAATAAATACCACCTGATCCAGTAATTATCATTAACACTAAAGCAGATATTATGCCTAAAGTAATACCAAAATAATGTAACGCAAACCAAACTAAAGTTACAAAAACCAATAAAATAAATAACTCAACAACTAATGACCACTCTGGTATATAGGGACTATTTTCTATTAATATTGACTCAGCCAAAGCTGCTTGTATTTTGTGCGGTTCTAATAACCCTGCATTAGAGGGTGTAGCAATTTGTGGCATAACCCCATTAGCAGTAACTCCAACAAAAACAAATTTACCAAATACATCCATCTCAGAAAGGGTTGTTTGTGGTGTATCTACCCAACTAATCCACTTTCTACCTAGGCTATCTGTTTTAACAGGTGGTATACCTTTTATTGATATTTCTGATATACCATTATCATTAGTTTTTATAATATAAGTTTTTACATCAAACAGAGCTTTATATATTTGTGTACCAAAACTAGGTATCCATTCGTTATTAGGTGTTTTAACTAAAAGAGGTATTTTTCTTACAAGTAAATCAATATCTGTGGGAGCAACGGCCAACCCTTGTAGTGAATAGTTGGATAATAGAGGTAGGTTTTCCTTTACTCCCGTGGTCATTATACCACCATTTGTGTTACCTAACACTACTGTACCAGGACTCGGAGGAAAATTGCCTTTACCGTCTTCAAACATAGCAATTACTGATGGGGCATAATCTAGTGATGCAGCAAACATTTCATCTCCACCCATACGATCAGGTTGCGGAAAGCTTATCACCCATCCAACACCTATTGCACCTTTGTTTAAAAGATCTACTTGTATTTCTGCTAATCTTCGTCTGGGTAAAGGCCAGCCCCCCTCTATTTCTAAGTCTTCTTCTGTAATGTTAAGTATTACAAAATTACCTGATGGCTCAGGTGTTTTTATAAAAGTGTCAAAAGTTTTTAATTTAAGTATCTCTGTAGGACCAGATTGAAATATTAAAGGTAAACTTAGTAATATAAGTAATGGTAATATTAGTCGCTTCATTTAATCACTTTGAGTGATAGTAATAATGCTGTCACTCCCTCCGTTAATTTTAATTATATTAGAAACTCCGTCTTGAATCAAAATTACCGTATAAGCATTACTACCATTTAGATCAACTCTAACACTTTCATTAACCTGTCTACGTAAACTTACTACATTTCCTGTTATAAATGTTGTTATTTGTGTGTCAGGATCTTTGCCTAATAAAGTTCCTGCTATTTGCGTACTCGTAGCTTGAGCTAACACATCTTCTTCTTCATCTATTGCTAGTGCATCTAACACGTTTAATAAATCTTCTAGGTAATTTACATCAAGATAATTTATATCTAACTCTGTAAACTCAAGACTATCTTCTTTTAAATAATCTTCTGCAAGATAATCTATATCAAGATCATTAAAATCTAATACACTATCTGCTTGCGTGGTAGTGGTTTCTTCTTCTACTAACACTTCTTCTTTAGGTGGTGTAACAATAAGCATGTTATCTATTACATCAAGTGTTAAGTCTAAAATTACAGGTTTGGTTGGAGCAGACTCAAATACGCTTA